ACTTCTAACAGCAACGCGATGCATCAGGTCGCCAAGACTGCTGACCAACTGCAAGGCCCCCAAAACGATGATCAGAAGGCTCTTGTAGCTCAATACCTGCAAGATAAGGGCCGCGAAACCGAAATCCCGTCTATGATCATGGAGCCGTGGAAGTATGCTGCGGAGCTTTCTGATGTTATCGGCCGGGACGCTCCGCCTGAAGGTCGCGGGGAGCCTGAGCCTGCCATCGAGGAGGCCCCTCCGGGTGAGAATATGCCGGTGCCCAATATGCAGGTGCCGCAAGATCCCCAGCAGGCCATGGCCAACGTACTCAAGCGGGCTGACAAGGACCACCTTCAAGAGCACGGCGACCACTTTGACAACGATTTGGGCGTATCGCCCGCTGACGAGATCCAAGTCGAAGATTCGTCTGAGGAGCAAGACAGCAGCCACACTTGGGCTGATGAAGATGGCGATCCACTGAAGACCGGTCAGGAATATGAGATGTTTAGCGCGAACTATGACATTCCTGACATGATCCGCGTTGAGGCGGTCAAGCCGGATTCAATCGAATACACCCTCACTGGCGAATATGGTCTTGAGCACAGGACCGAAATTTCTCATGAGGAAGCTCTATTGGAACAACTAAGCTTCGTTCCCGTAAATCAAAACCATCCGGATGATGTTGAATCTGGAAGTAATGACCCGGGACTAGAAGAAAACATGGACGATATTGGTAGGCCCACTGTTGGTGTAGATCAGACCGATCTTTCCCGCCCACATTCTGTAATGGGGTCCTCTAAGCTGTCTCGCGACTGGCTTAAGGAGAGTGGTGCCAAATTTACCCCCATGGAACAACGAAATTTCATCGAGGAAGCGGGCGTTGCTCGTAACGCCGACAAGCTCGATCTATCTGGGACGCATTACGAGGCCCGTGTCGAGGTAGACGACGACTTCTTTCTCTTTGGACTGTAACTCGACAGGAGATTAAAAAATGAAGGTAACACGACGCACTGTCAAGAGTCGCCCCGGCATGACGCAGGAGCAGGCTCTTGAATCACTACAAGATCACTCGATGTTTAAGTCTGGTTCCAAAATTGCTTCGATTCGTAAGCGCGGCAAGGTCTGGGTGGCCGACATCCTAGAGCCGAAGACGGCTGTATTCCCGCCCTCTGATGATGAAGAGACGGACTTCCCCAAAGGCGAGGTAGAAGACTCCGAGGGTGACGACGAGCTTCTTGAAAACGAGTTCCCTGAGGACGAATCTGAGGACAAGGAAGAAAGCGGTGAGGATAATCCGGACGAAGAGCTGAACGAGATCGACGACCTCACTGACGACGAGGGCAGCAAGGAAGACAAGATCCTGATGCTACTTGAGCAGGTTCTGGATGCGGTTAAGCCTCACCCGGACCTTGAGGATAAGCACCATGGGCTTGATTCAGATATGGGCATGGGTCCAGAGATGGACCTTGGGGAGCCAAAAGCCTTTTCGGCTCCTCCAAAGGCTCCGGCAGGTAAGCCGGGTCCGGGAGCCACCCCGATTGGGGTTCCGGCTTTCTCTAGCAGGCGAACGGCTACATTTGTAGCATCGCGCCCAGCTAATGTCACGATCAAGCAGGCGAAGGCCGAGCTTGACGCTGAGTTCGGACCGCAGGGATACGAGGTCAAGAAGATCAAGCGCCAAGGCAGTGTACTGAAGGCGCTTGTAAGCAGGCGATGACAAAGCAGAAGGAAGATCTGCTTATCGTTGAGTTCAACACGCTTCGAGGACGGATCCTAGGACTCATTGAGTCTTGGGGTCTGCCCGAGAGGCAGGAACAGGGCGCTAAAGCGACGTTTAAGTCGTTAACTTATGACGCCCAAGCCCGGTTGTCAGACCTTATACAAGATCAACAGCCCGCCGGTAAAGAGTAATGGCTTTCACTAAATACGCAGCGCTTGAGTCAACTCAGGTTTTAGACCTTAAGGGTTCTAAGAATCGTTCTAAGACGGCTTCGCTTTCTAAGATCGCCGAATTTGAGGATTACCGAACTGATGATGGTTATCTGTATGCTCGTATCCGCGCCATTTCTTCCCGCGTCAATAAGAACCATGATGGTTGGCCTTCTGTAGAGCTGGCTGGCGGACCGGACGTTTTTGATCGTCATACGGCTAGCGAGGGATTCACCGTAGAGGCTGACTCCAATGCCGAGTTTGGCTATAGCACCTTCCTCGGTAAGCCAATCTTTGTCGATCATCATAATTCTAACCCTGAGCGTGCCCGTGGCGTGATTGTAGATGCGAAGCTCCATGTCGACGATCACAAGACCGCTTCGCTTGATCCGTACTACTCGTCTGATGGAGTAGATAGAGACCACCTGCCCGGTACATGGGTAGAGCTTTTGCTAGAGGTCGACGCTAAGAGCTTTCCCCGGCTTGCTAAGGCTATTGTCGAGGGGAGTAAGAGCGCCGACACGGGCATTGATGGATTTTCGATGGGCGCCGATGTTCAGCGCAGCGAATGCAACATCTGCAAGAACAGCGCGACCTCTCCCGATGAGTACTGCAATCACATTAAGATGAAGGGCGCTCATTTCGATTACGTCAACCCTAAGACCGGGAAGAAAGAATCACGCAAGAGTTACGAAAATTGTTTTGGGGTCCAGTTTTTTGAGATATCAGCCGTTTTTGATCCTGCCGATGAAACCGCTTTGCTTAAGGAAGTGCGCACGTCGTCGGTAAAAACTTCCGAAAACGAAATCCCTCAGGCAGAGATGGTTAAAGCCCCGAGCGAAGTAGATACTTTGCGCGAAGAGGTAATCTGCCCAGTCTGCGGGTCCACCATGGATGATGAGGAGTGCGACGTGTGCGGTTACATGCGTCCTCCGGAGGGACTAGATAATCCCGATCTGACCAAGGCAAAGGGCGGCGAAGAAGGCCAAGAGGCTTTCGAAGATGACGAAGCCCCTACTAATAATGTGCAAACCTTCGCTCACGTAAACAACGACATGGCATGGATTACATCTATTCCTTCTCGTATCGCTGCTGAGGAGACGGAAGTTGTTCCAAACAACGCTCCGGCTACCGAAGAGCCTAAAGAAGAGATTTTAGAAGATCAGGACAAGCCTGTCACTACGTCTGTCAGAACCGCTGAAGATTTCATTGCGGCTGCTGGCTCGATAAGGAGAAATAACATGGACCACACTGCTGATGCAGCTAGTGGAGCACCAGCAGTCGCTACGCCTGACAGAAATGTTGATGTTGATGGTGTTGGCGGCGCTTTGGATGCATCCAATGAAGAAGCGTCAAAGGCCGATGCTCAGACCAGCGTTGAAGGCGTTGGCGGAGTTGAGGGTGTCGGGGACGGCGATGTTTCTTCTGATACGGTCAGTACTGGAGATGAGCACTCGAAGAATATCGAGGCCATCCCTACGCAGACCTACACTGACGGCTCTTCTGCCGTCGAGAAGCAGGCGGACCCTGTTTCCGGCCAGCCCTTCCCCGCTAGCGAGGACGGCGTCAAGTCAAGCGCTTGGAGCATTGAAGCAAGCGATGACGTTGCCTTCCCCAGCGAAGATGGCGGCCTAGGCGGCGGAGTTGCCGTTCAAGGAGTCACCCCTGCTGACCCGATAGGAACCCCTGACGAGCGTGTTGATGTGCTTGATCACGTCACCTCGCCCGCCAACAGTTCGGGTCCGACTAACACATGGAGCGGCACTGAAGGTAATGGTGTCACCATGCAGCAGTCTCCTGTCACCAACGAGTCCCTAGAGGGCGAAGATGGTGTCAAGAGTTCGCACATTTTCATGGCGTTTAAACTTGCCGACCTTGAAGTTGATCTTGGTCTGCTCGATAGCGCCCGGAAGTATGAGCGAGTAGCTGAGCTGGAGAAGGAGACGACCGTAGTGGTCGCAGCCTCTCTTGGTTATGCACAGCGCGTAAAGACCGCCGGTCTACGCAAGAGTCGGAAAGTCGCTAGTCGGCTCCCGGCCCTAGGTCGTAGCGCGTCGGTTCAGCAGGAAGAGCCGGTAAGTGAAGAAGTTCCGGAATTTCTCTTCGGAGCGTAATTCACTTATTTTTGACATTTCGCCGTTATGAGAATCTATGACGGCGTAGCGTCAGAACTAGGCGTGAAACCCACACCAAGGAAAAGGATACCATGCTCAGACTAAAAAATCTAAGCAATAAGTATCAAAAGCGCCTCATCCGGCCCCTGTACGCACAAACTCAGGCCACGCCGTATGCTGCGACTCTTGATGCGCAGACCCTAACGGGTCCTAATGCTGATACGGGACGTACTTCGTTCCGCAACGCTGACGGTTCTCGTTATCTATCAAAGAGCGGCGATACAAGCCCGCTTAATACACGCACTGCTGATGCGTTCATCACTAAGACTAGCCTTGCCGCTGGACTTGTTGTTGTCCGCACTGTCGGCGATACGGTGGCCATTGCTACCGGGATCAACGATGGTACAGTGGAGCGTCCGTTCGGCCTTCTGGCCAATTTCGTCGGGGGAGACCTTGACGACATCGGTGATGAGGAGAACGTCGGTGTCTGGCGCGGTCCGGATGCAGTTTTCGAACTGCTGGCCCCCGCCTTTAATGACGCCGGTCTCGCTGCTGCCGCGACCGCGACTCCTGCCACAACGGGTAACTACGTCAAGCTTTATGCTGGCGAAGATGGCCGCCTGTGTGCTGGTTCGCAGCTTGATGGAGGTTCGGCTGACGCCGACACTCCGTTTGTCGCGTATCTCATCGAGCGTGTTAGCGCAAGCCGCATCGTAATCGACCTAGCGGTATAGAAAGGAATGATTTAGATGTCACTTGAACTAACTGCACGCACAGCCATTTCCTCGGCTGACTATGAGGAGAAAATCAAGGACCTTCCGAAGCTGACGAAGCAAGCGAAGGCTAAGAGGCTAGAGGCCATCCTTGCCGATAAGCAGAGCGCCATGAGGCGTATCGGCCAAGGTATGATTGGTCCTATCCAGATCCGTCTACGCTACGAGGGAATCGTACGTAACGTTCTTGTCGAGGATACGCTTGAGCGAGGCCCGCTCATGCCGTATGATATCCTTGACGACCTAGGACGTGCGTATATCCTTAACAGCACGGACTCTGAAGTCAAGATCACCCCATTCGAGGGCAAGCAGGCGTTCCCGCAGCTTTTCAGGATCGCTTCTTTCCCCCGGATTCGCAAGGAGGACCTGTACTACCTCCGTGTCAATGCCGTTGAGTATGCTCAGGACGAGACTCGTCAGGCCATCCAGAAGCAGGAAGACGCACGTCTTGTCCTTCTTCTAGAGGCTGCGATTCAGGATCTGGGCGGCGCTCGCGACGGCGGCACAGTCGGCACTGCGCCGACTGGTGGTAAGCTCGGTAGTACCGGCAACGTTGTTGTCGGTTCGGGTTCGAACGGGTACGAGCAGACTGTCCTTGTCGGTTCTGGCAGCGCGCTAGAGCCGCAGGACTTCTACACTGCCGTATCGCAGATCGAGGTCAACCAGCTAGAGGCGAATCGTGTGCTCATCCATCCGGCTGATGCTCGCGATCTCTACAGTTGGGACATCAACGTCACTGGTATGGCGTTCAAGGATGAGGTTTTCAATGGCCAGAAGATCACCCAGTTCGGTGAGTTCCAGCTACAGAAGTCCATCATTGTCCCGCAGGGCGAGGTGTTCCTAACAGCCGAGCCTGACTTCGTTGGTGTCTTCCCCGTCATGTATTCACTTGACGTTGAAGAGAACCATCAGGTTGAGCAGTTCTACAAGGGTTGGGTTATGGACGAGCTGGTAGGTATGCTTATCCTTAACGGTCGCGGTCTCTCGCGTATCGTCAAGGCTAGCAGCACTGCTGCCCCGGACAAGCTCGACATCAGCGGTCTAGCGTAAGCAGATAGCTGAATAGGACGCATTCAAGGCCCCCGCGAAAGCGGGGGTCTTTTTGTTTCTAGGGCGAGCTAAACTAACGATATGGACACCATCGCGGCGACTCCTGCATCCGTGACGTTGTCCTCGTTGGTGATCCAGCCTAGGGCTTCCGCACTATCCCGTGCGCCCAAGTATCCGTGCAGGCACGGCTCTCCGTCTGGAGCCTCGCAGGAGCGCCCGCAGTCCGTTTCCCCGTAGAGGTGGCCACAGTCCGGGAGGCCTCCTCCGTTGTTGCCGCAGGACGCGGTGAGCAGCCATAGAGCTGCGCTATTTGACAACGCGCTCATAGCTGATCCTCAATGCTGTCAGCATTGATCTTGATTGTGTGGACTTTGTTGGTCTTGATGATCATGGTTCTCCTGTCGGTGTGAGTAAGGTTCAGTAAGAATCTCTGTTACTGAACTTTAGAGCGCAAGGTTCAGTAAGAAATTTACTTCGATCTTGCCGCTTTTGATGGTAGCCATGTTGCCTTCCGAAGTGGGGATGATGACAGTTTGGTTTTTGTAAACCCAGATCACGTCCAAGTAGCTACGCTCGTTTGTACCTTCCTTGGGGAGGAGTTCATTGAAAACCTGAACGACCTCATCGTCTTTGAGAGGGGCCGGATCAGGGGCGGCAATGATTCCGCCTTGGACAACCTTATGCAGCAGCAAGGCCACCCACCAGAAGAGGATCTTTTGATCGCGTGACCACGGCCGAGGGTCGGAGTCCACTAGGTCCCAGTAGTTATCACGCATTTGTAATCGGCAGGCATCGGGATTGCAGGCATCGGTTACAGATCGATGCGTCGGTCGGCTCGACGAAGTGATGGAGGTCAAGCCACTGATCGCAGACTGCGCGATAATGCTGCGGGCGTGTCGGGTCGGGCGTATTCGGGTAGGCGATGTGAACCTTCTTGCCTTGCCGTCCTGCCGTGCCGGTCTTGAACCCCTCTGGGATCGCGAGTTGCGTTGTGGTCATCGTTTGGGTGAGGTCCATTTCGTTCTCCTTGTCTGCGTTGCTCATAAGCATATTATAGCAGGGGCAGGCCTATAAGTCAAGCTGGAGGGTGATCGCGCTTGTATTTATCGATATCGGACTGATCCCAGCGGTCGACATATACAGCGCCGATCCCGTCGTCGGCGTAATCGTTGTCGTATACGATCACATTGTGCTTGCCTTCGCGGCTTTGAGCGTGCGCCAACTTGACCGCTGTTTCTAGCGAGCGGCCACCGTAGATCTTTTGATCATCGACATAAGCAATGAATCTATGCATAACCACATTATAGCAGAAAGGGCAACCGTTATATTTAGCCCGGTCTCCGTCAAGTAATCAGTAAGGACCGCAAGGTCACCAAGCCCAGTTCTATATTGACAAGGGAAAGGAGTGCCAAATGGCACCGAAGAAAGTAACACCCAGAGGAAAAGCCGCAACCCCAGAACGCCCGGTTGCAGCTAACAGGCCCGCCCCTAGGAAGGCGGCTCCTAAGAAGAAGAATGTCGCGAAGTTCGTTCGCAACATCCGGAACATCATTGTCCGGTGTACTCTAGAGAATGGCCGACGCATTGAGCTGAAGCCTCGTGGAGAGCGCGGCGACATGGCCTCGCTGACCAAGGACGAGATGGATGACGCTCGCGTTATCGAGAACGTCGGCATGATCTGGGAGATCTTGGAATCTGAACAGGCTCAAGACATCCTACACAAGCAGGCCACAAACCAAAGTGTGAATCCTACGGCTTTTGATCAGCTTCTCAACGAGTACGGCAAGCCATATGAGGGCGAAGCCACTGTCGAGAAGGTATTCGAAAAGCAGGGAGAGGTAGTGGCCACAGTGGAAAACACCGGAGACGGTCGTTTCACGCAGAACAACCATCAGCTCGTTCGCAGTTCCGGCGAATCTCCTGAGGTTGTTTCCCCTCCCGGTGCCCGTGGTAACGAAGTCACAGAGGGCCAGCTAGATCAGCTTGCTCGTGACGCGGACGGAGATTCGCTCCGCTCGGCTTTCAATGTAAGCGTGCAGCCGACGCAAAGGAATTAAATGGCTCCTAAGAAGAAGAAGAAGGTCAACGCTGAAAAGCCTAAGGCCCCGACTAAGGACATCGATCCCGTCGTGCAGTCACACAATCATCAGATAAACGTTCTGATTGAGCGACATAAGGCTGAAATCAAGCGCCTTGAAGCAAGTATCGACGAATGAAGTTTTTTCAACAGACCGGTAACAATCTGAAAAGAACTCATTTGCACGAGTCTGATCACGTCTGCAAGTGTTGCGAGTCGTTTGATCACGCAACGTCAGACTTTGAGGCTGACGACGTCGAATGTGAGCATTGTGGTTCGCTCTGTTGCTGTTCGTGCCACCGGAAGAAGGGCGAATAAAGAAAGGCCCCGCCCTTATCGGCGGGGCTTTTTGTTACCGCCTCCTGCGCCATAAAAGGTGATGGCAAAGGCCAAGTACACGATCTATGTCCCCTCACAGGGCAATGCAGCACTTGCTGTGCGCAAGTACATGGAATCTGGACCCGTTGCCACCGACATCCCTCGCGTCGTCTCAGGGGACCCCTACGACGCTGTGACGGCTTTTGCTGAGGATACTCCGGAAAACGACAGCCACTTCAAGCAGACGGGAACTTTAACCGCAGAAGCGATTAACGAGCCTATGCTGACCGTCGTAAAAGAGTCTAAGCAGGGCGTACAGACTTGGCAGATGCGGAATCCGCACTACGCGCCTGTGTCTGTGCACGATGGACTGTCCCAGTCCCCCGGCACACCGGACAACGAAATAGCGACACGCCCATAATGGTCATTTCACGAATCTGGCCTTTGCCTTCGCAATCTTCACATTTCATGTCAGAGGTTATAGCACCGCATCGAGCATGTAATCTACGATGAGTCTCGGTTACGACAGAGAAAAGAATCTGGTTAGCCTCAACGACACCGCTGAGATCAGTGTCGGCATCTATGACAGCAACGATGAGCAGATCACAACGAATGTCCTTGGCGTCAACTTTACGATCCAAAAGCCGGACAAAACTAAGGTGGGTCCGGTTATCGGGACCGTCGAAAACGACGGCACCGGGACCCTGCGGTGGAACGGGACCGACGAGGTCGGACAGTACTTAGTCGTAGCCGCTTTCACGACCCTGCAAGGGAGGCAGTCGGCTCGCTCCGACTTTGAGGTCGCCGACCCCTTCGATGATGCCTCTCCTTCTCCGTCTTGGGTTATTGCTGACGCGGCTTGGAGAAAGCTGGAAGACTGTTTCGACGCAGAAGACGAGGGTCCGTGGTTGCGCGACATGACGCTGAACTACTTCAACAAGGACAAGATGGAAGCATTTATCAGCGAAGCCCTATTCGACATTAACGTCCAGCATCCTCCCACCGACCTCGGAGAAGGCGCTTTCGTACATCAAAGAGGGGCAGAGACATACGCAACGGCGGACCTTCCTCTCATCTCTCAAGCCGTATTTATGGCGGTGCTTCGGCACCTAATGCGCTCTTACGCTGAGCAGCCCAATCCGGTTGGAGCACAGATCGCATGGCATGACCGTCGAGACTACCTCCAGCGCTGGCAAACCGTTTACGCCATTGAGCAAGAGCAGTACAGGCGGATCTTGGCCCTATTCAAGCGCCGGTTCCTCGGACTCGGCCAGTCCCGCCTGCTCGTCTCTGCTAAGGCGGGGCGCCTTATCCCGGCTCCGATGCGGACTCGGAATGTAGGGCGTGGATTTTGGTAATGGCTGGCATTACCAACGCATATTCTAATGTTCTTCTGAACTATCTGACAGGGGTTGGCGAATACAGCCATAACATCATGCTTGCCGGACTGCTTTTCAAAAGCGGCGACGTAGAAGGGGTCTCCGTTGGGACCACAAGTCTGGGAGAGCTTCCGGCCGGAGACGGATACGATAGAGAAGAGCTTGCCGCTGGGAATTGGGGGTCCGCAAGCGGCGGCTCTATAACCCGTTCGTCAAGCGTGACCTTTGGTGCAGCAACCGCAGACTGGGGCACTGTCGACGGAGTGGGGATCTACACAGCAGCAGGAGTTTTAGCTTGGTTTGCTTATTTCGATGAACCGGTCACCGTTGCTAATGGAGATACGTTGGTTGTCGGACCCTTCACACTGGCACTTGACTGACGTGTAATGGACAGACCATGGCTGGCAATCTAACAAATTATCTTGAAAATGCTCTACTAGAGCACTCCACGGGCAAGACCCTTTGGACTAAGCCCACAGACACTTATGCGGCGCTTTATGTTGTCGCCCCTAGCGACAGCGCATCTGGAACCGAGGTTACGGCTTCCGATGGGTATGCGCGCCAACAAATTGCTTGGGGCAGCGCCTCTAACGGAGCTATCGCCAATTCGTCTGCCATCAATTGGCCTTCGTCCGGATCCGCCACCGGGTCTTGGGGAACCATCGTCGCCGTTGGCGTATCCGACGCCTTGACTGGCGGCAATCTGCTCTGGTACGGGCCGCTTTCGGCTAGTGTCACTGTCGGCACTGGCGACTCGTTCAGTATTACCTCAGGTGGACTAACTCTGACTCTAGACTGATCCCGCTCCAATGACTGAGTACGGGACGGCACTGGAACCACTTAGCGGGGAGTCTGGACTTTTCGTAGGGGGAAACCAAACTCGGTCTTCGGACCTTGTGGCAGAGGCGGAAATGCTTGTTGGCGCGCCCAGCAGCATGCCGACCATGACATCCTCCGGGACGTTTGTCGTACAAGGGCTTCAGGTCCGCAGGCATCCTCAGGGAGTGTTTAGGGTGCTCCGGTATGTCGGGGAGCCAAACGTGCCCGGTGACATCAAGCGGCTGAGGCGCTCCTCAAGCGAAACGATGCGGCGAATGGGGACCCCCGTAATCATCAAACGGATGTTCACGGATCGCGACGCAAACCTTGGGGTCGCCGAAAAGTCTCCTAACTTCAACGACGTTTATGGGCAAACGCGCAACCGTGACCCGCTTTCTCTCGGTACTGGGTATGTCTCAATGCTTAAATCTGAGAACGAATATATCAACACCAACGGGACGATTTATACCTCTGAATTAAATGTGCCCGGAGGAACCAAGGCCCCCAAGTACAGAGGTTATGGGCCGGGATATTTGACTTACATCGTCGAGCCTGACGTTGCTGAAGACTTTTACAAGCATACTCCAGAGGGGGTCCTTGTGCGCATCCAGACCGCGACTGCGCAATCTCTGTGGTGGCCTGACATTAACGATAATGATCTCATAATCCATGTCGAACTTGACAGCAGTGGCGACATTGTTGACACTTTCGAAAGGTATCAGGCAAAGATGGTCAATCCGGTCTCGCTCCGTGGGCTTGACCATCGAGGGAGCCAAGAATATGGCGGAGACCTAGGAAACCGCTATGTCATCAACCAAGGGTTCCAAATGGTCCTGCTTCCGCGTCAACATGTCCTTTATGATGTCAACGTCGACCGATGAATTATTTACCTCAACAAACCATCAAGTACAAAACGTATATCAAAACGGCGGCAGTAGATGCTCTGCGTGACGTTTTTGATCACCACGTAGACGAGCATCTAGCCCGCACCAAGGTGACTATTGACTTTCCTAGAACCGAATCAGACTACCCTTCAGTCATTGTTCGTTTCTTTGAAAAAGAGATCATAAACGCCGGGATCGGACATGAAGAGCTGATCCAGCTAAGCAACGCGGATGGAAGCTACGCCGGGACGTTCAAATTCAAACACTATTTCTATAAGGGCGACATCGAGCTTGCGACTTACTCTCTGTCGTCTTTAGATCGCGACCTCATCACTGACAGCCTCGTGCAAACAATTGCCATGGGCGACTTAGAAGCCTACACCAATCGCTTCTTTAGTCGAATTTACACGAGCAACCAGCAACAATACCCAGACTCGGCCAGTCACTACATCAACATCAATTCTGACAACATTATGGGCTTTGGAGAGACACAGCAGAATGTGCCGTGGCAGAGCGAAGACGACCTGCTCTACTTGTCCAATTATCGCATCCCGGTGTTCGGCGAATTCTATAGTTTGCCCCCAGACCTACCAGCTCCGTTCATCGAGCAGGTCTTGGCGTATCCGTATCTAGAAGGTCCGGAAGAAGTCCCTACCGGAGATGTCGGCGACGGAGGCGAATGGACGCCGGTTCTTAACGACCCGCTAAACGAATTTCCATCGGGATAGCAAATCAGAATGATGACCTATCTTATGATGATCCTCTACAAGGTAAAGACTAGATGGCTTATACACCACCGGGCGTAAAAGTAACCGAGTTCACCGAGCCGGTGATCAATCCGCTGCTAGCTGCCCCTGCAAACGTTTGTATTATCGGACAGGCCCAAGGGACTCAGCAGCGCACTGATGTTATCACTCTGGCTGGCGAGACAGCCGTGGTGCTACCGAGCGCTCCCGTCGATGCGACCATGACCTCTGGGTCGATTGTTTCAGTCATGGACGCAACCAACCCGGGCCTAGCTCCGGAGGGTTATGTCAGTGACGACGACTGGGATCTTGACGCCTCTGCTCATACTCTGGCCCGTGATGAAGACGGTGACATCCCTGATGGAGCCACCGTTTACGTTACCTATACGTTCACTCCTGCCGACTACTACTTCCCGATCAAGCTTAACACCCTGTCCGACATTGAAGATCGCTTTGGCACAGCCTACAACGATGCCGGAACAGAGATTAATTCTCGCTTGACATACGCGGCTCAGATCGCATTTGAAAACGGCGCCCAAGAGCTAACGCTGCTCCCGCTCTTTTACAACAATAGCGGAACTCGTCAGTCGCCCGCTGATGGCCAAGCCGCTTCAGCCACAACATGGGCTTCTAATTACGAAGCCCTAAGAGACCTTGTTGACATTAATATCATTGTCCCAATCATTGGTCAGTCGCACGCTAGCGTTGGCGATTCGACACAACTGTCCGTTATCCAGACGCTTCAGGACCACATCAAGTTTATGAAGACCGAGCAGCAGTACATCATCGGCGTTGTCGGCGAAGACTCTTCGGCGTCTTCATCTGTGGCTCAACAGGAAACGATCCGCACGCACGCTAGCACGGTCGCTTCTCGCTATAACGGCGAAATATCTGAGCAGATGGTTTTCGTATCCCCATCCAAGTTCACTAGGTCGACTCCCGCCATCAGCGGGACGATCCATGTTGGCGGCCAGTATGTGGCTGCCGCAATCGCTGGGGTGCTTGCTGCTCAGCCCGTATCGGCTCCGCTCACCCGTAAGCGCCTTTCTGGCTTCCAGTCAGTCGCCGATTACCGGTCCAAAGCTGACAAGAACGCTGATGCTGAGGTTGGCCTGACTGTAATCGAACAGCGCGGTCGGTCGGTACTCATCCGTCACGGAATCACTTTGGACACTGCCGGAGGGTCTGCCACCCGTGAGATCTCAATTGTCCGCGCCAAGCATCGTGTCATCGAGTCGGTGCGCGACACGCTGGAGACTCAGGTTATCGGCAAGGTCATCGCTGATAGCGCCGCCCCTACGGTAGTACGAACCGCCGTTATCAGTGTACTGAGCAACTTGCGCTTCGTCAAGGACATTGTGGATTTCGGTGATGTTCAGGCTCGCACATTGTCCTTGGATCCAACAACCATCGAGGTACGGTTCTCTTACCGGCCCGCCTTCCCGGTCAATTACATCAATGTTGGGTTCTCGCTCAATCTTAATACCGGGTCGCTTACAACTACGAACACAACTGCTGAGGTCGGCTAATGGCATTTCCCACAGGAAACGGGTCTTTCACGGGGGGCATCAGCAACAGCACACGCGCTCGCGTTGGCGGCTCTGGATTCACCGTATTCTGGTGGGATGGAAGTCCCATTCTGTACGCTCGTCAGATCAGCCATCAGTCCCCTGCCCCTGTCGGTCCGGGCACTGTGCCGATCCACCCGATGGATACTCCGTACCCGGTCGAGCTTGTGACCCCACAGGCGACAAGCATGGGTACGCTCACGCTTGAGCTTTACGAGCTTTACGGATCAAATGTTTGGGAGCGCCTTGCTGGATATTTGAACACAAGTCCGGGCAACGAGACTAGCGGTCCTGTAGATCTTGCTGGTATTTTTGACAATGTCGCCCGCCTTGGTACTCCAATCAACATTATCAAGTACATCAAGCCGCCCAACCGTGCTGTCGGTCTCAACCCGGCGGTGGGGAACGCACTTGGCTACTACACAGAAGAGTACAGGAACTGCGTCATTTCGCAACTTCAGGATGGCGAAACGATTGAAGTCGGGACCATGGAAGTCCTGAAGCAGATTGTCGTAAACTACACCCACCTAACGCGCAGCGGCAGGAACCACCTGCTCGCCGGTAACCAACTGGGTGATGCGGAAAGCAACGTCTCTCCTCAGCCGAAGTCTTACTCCTGATATAAAAGATAAGCTCCTAAAACGGAGCATAAAGGAAAGTATATGGAGACAAGTGAAGTACAGGAACCTGAAGGTCTGGCACAGTTCCCGCCAGAGACTCAGCAGGCCGTTGACGGTCTGATTTGGCTCGGACATCTACAGGAAGATCTTGAGTTCTGCGGACACAGCTTTGTGGTCCGCACATTGCGCGGCGACGAAGAGCTTATGGCTTCCGCCCTCATGAAGGAGTACGTTGAGACTCTGGGGCAGTCCCGAGCGTGGGTATGGGCAGTTATCAGTCTTGCTTTGGTTTCTGTTGACGGCAACGAGTCCTTTTGTCCTCAGGCCGGTCCAGACCGTATGGCTTACGCCAGAGCGCGTTTCAAATACATTACGCAGAATTGGTTCTGGCCAGTTGCAGCGGCTGTCTTCCAGACTTATACCGATCTCCAAGAGCGACAATCTGAAGCCATGCAAGCAGCAGAGGATTTATCGCAAGGGAACCTGCCTATGTTTACGCCCTTTGCAGATTCCTCGACAGACAAGGGCGATTCGGAGCCGGATTCGGAGAAGGCGGACGAAACGCTGGATCTTCTGGAGGACTAAACTCCCTAATGTCCAAGCTGCTCTCGTTCCTTATTCGTAAGGAAGATGAGTCTCAGTTCGAGACCAGCGACGCTGAGTTCAAAGGGCTTGTGTTCGCTAACAGTCCTGAGCTTTACAATCAAATCTTCAAAGACGAGATGGCTCAGGTCGATGACATGGAGTTCATTGAGATGCAGCCGGACAACGTGGACGAGCTTCAGGCGATGGTCGACGACATGAAGCGGATGGGAGCCTTCTAGTAGCCCTTATAGCGATTATACAGGATGTCCTCACGCAACGCCGAACAGCCCGATGGATAGATCCAAATCCCATCGTATCCGCAGCCGCAGCCTCGAAGCGTGCACCTATGGAAGTACCGAACGGCCATTTCGTTTACGGGTCCCTGTTGCTCGTCAGGGATGAAATGACGTCCACGGTAGTGGCCTGAACTGACCCATGAGGGCCTGTAGACGATAGAGCCGTCAGGATCTTTCTGGAAGTGAGGATTGCCGATTGAGTAGTTAAGCTCATCCAAGACGACGTTAATCAAGGTGAGTACCCAGTCAATAATCTTCCCCATGTGTTTCTCCTTGTGTTGGTTTGTAATTATGATAGCAGATTGGCACCGAACTTACAAGGATGTTACTGGCACGTAAACATTGATGGCCCTCGGCGACGACAAAAATCCACTTGACGTAAGGATTGTAGACCTTTTGGGGTCCGTAAACCTTCAGCAGCTAACCGAGAACATGGGGTCGTTTCGTCAAGAGATCGACCAGCTCAAGGCAAGTATTGATGCGCTTTCCGTCAATATAGCCGAAGCCACAAGGGCGCAGAAGAATCTTGCCGAGGGGATCAATGCAGACTTCTACAAGTCGGGCCATTCTGCACAGGCCTCTAGGAGCGGCGGCGGTCTACTAGGCCCTGACGGTCAGCCGATCTCTAGCGCAGGGATGGGGCCGAGCGAAGGCCACTCCTCTGGCTTCTTCAACAGCCTGCGCCAAAGTCTAACAGCGAGTGGGCGCGAGGCCTTGTGGGGTAATATGACGCCTATCGACTTGCCGAATGTGTCTCAGGGAGGGTATTCAAATCCGGGCAGGGGCGGAGGCGGAGGCGGAGGCGGAGGCGGGACAGGAGGAGCAAGTTCTGGTGCCTCAAGGCCGTTCGCACAGCTTCCTGAGGCTCCCGAGCCGCTGCTGATCCCTCAATTCGGAGAGTTTCAAGCAGACTCTCTTTTGAGAACAATGGGCGGAATCGCGCAAAGGACGGCAGAAAGACGTCATCGTAACAACCCTGACACCGAGGGCGCCGGTCTAAGATCTGCTCAAGCAGCCTATGGCCTTTATAAAGCGGCAGAATATATCCCAAATTACAAAATTGCCCAACAGTACGCCAGCAACTATCACACTGCCATGGCCCCGACCCTCGACCGTGGCCTAGCAGCCAATGCTTACGGGACAGGAGGACAGTTCGGGCCACTCAGCGTTCCCTTCCTCAACCAAACCTTTACCAAGGGCGTAGAAGAAAAATTTCAACAGGTTAAAAGGTCGGCTTCCAAGGGCGGCATCAACAGTGAGCAAGTGGGTTTCATTGATCAGCAGCTTAGCGCGCTAGGTTATACTGGAGGACAGGGTGGCGGGTCCCCTTCTGACAACTTGGTAGATCGTTACCGAGAAGGCTACGACGGCATGATGCAGTCCAACAAGCGGATGGCTCAAAATCCGAATACCCCTTTGCTTATGGATAAGGCGCTTCGATACGGCAACGCCGACATGAATGAATTCTTCACGCTTTTGACCGAGGGTTATCCAAAGGCTGCCGATGTCGCTCATGTAACTCAAGAGCAGATGGTTCAAGATGCCTTGCAGCTTGCCGAGACCTATGAAAAAATGGGCGGAACGGCAATGCAAGCCGTCAAGGACACGGAGTATTTTACCGGAGTGGGAGGCTTGCCCCCTGCCGTTATGGAGCAATACATGCAGAACCCGTTCTACCAGTCCGCAGCGTTTAGATCAACTGGACTTATGCCTAACGCTCAGGCAAGCATGAGCGGCGGCCAGAAGATATCCGCCATGATCCAGTCTGTCAACGAACTTGGAACTGCCACAAGCGGCTTCGAAACTTTGGTGAATAAAGCTCCGGGGAAGCTTGGAGATATGGGTCTTAAAACTATCTCTGGGGGATGGGAGCAGCAGATCGGACTCATGGCTCAACACACGGATATGTCTCCGGACGTATTGAGACAGCTTATGGACCCGCAGACTAGGCAGGTCAAAAAGGGCTACTCGCAATTGATGCAAGCGATGCTTGGCAGCGGGGGGTACGCCGATCAATTCAATGCTGAAAGCCGGGAGGTGCGCTGGGGGGGCAAAACTCCTGTCGAAGCTCTCTTAGATGGGAGGACCACTGACAACGATCCCAACATCTTTACGAAGGGCGAGGCATTTAACGAAATCCGTCAGGCGCGAATCCCGGGCGAGAAGGGCGAGCCTGACTTCATAGTCGGCCAGAAATACAAGAAAGAGATAGATGAAATCGCCAATTATAGGAGTGCCGACATTGCCCAAATCAGGAAGGGCGGGGTCCACAACAAAGAGTGGGATCGGCTTGAGCAGATCATATCTGAGCAGCAGCAAGAAATGGAACGCTTTGTTACGGATAAGGGGTTGCCTGACGGACTGCTGCCCGATGCTGCCGACCCTAATAAGACTTATATCGAGCTAAGAGGAGAGGCGGCGAAGCACTTCCGGTTAGTGACTTCCAAGGACGACGCCAACCGAGGCGACGGGCGGGCCAATGATGATGCCGCAAGCGCCGGGTCTACAAGCAAATACCGTTTCGCCGGGGGGGGTCGATAATGGCTGGAATTCAGTTTAGAGATCCCAGTAGAGGAGAAGACAACACGCTTAGTGTACAGGTAAAACCAAACTCTATAGAATGGTCTTATCAGCTCAACACGGCTAATTACCCAACTTATGGTGGAGAGGTGATTCAGATCCTGTCTGTCTTCATTGAAGACATGACCATTACTGGAAGTATTGGAAGCTACCGGGAGATGGAAGAAATTTTTGCTTGGTTTGTAGAATACATGGAGGGCGCCACCCAAGGTAACACGGGGCAGGGGGCAGACGGATACAAGTCTACTCCCGTCCACATGTATTACGAAGAACGAGGCTGGACTTTCCACTTAATCCCTAAGTCCCTCCCCTCCTTCAAATATGGGCGCGACATCGTCGTCCCTGAATGGACCATGCAGGCCGCCGTAGTAGAACCTGACTGGGGCATTGGCCAGCAGGCTTATAAGGAGCTAGGAGAAGCGATCCTACCGGAGTCGGGGAAGACTTATATGACCACCCAAAAGGTGTCTCTCTTTGGGAAAGCGACGCTCAATACTAGCTCCGTTGCAGATGGAAAGGACACTGCATTCGATTTCAAGGTAGACGACCCGTTTTCTGGTCCGACCACAAAGCAGTACGAGGAAGGCAAGGTCCGAGGACATTATAAAGATCTGTCCGAGACCTATAAACAATTGATCCCAGCCTACTTGGCTGCTGACTTCCGGAGTCTGAATGCCGATTATTCAAAACCGGCGTTCCTAAGTGGCGGCGGCAAAGGAACAGATCCGCCTAGCGCTCCTGCTCCGACTCCTAATCCGCCTAGCGGAGGCGGGCAAGATGAGTAATTATTGGACCCCGTCTGGCGACAAACACGGCCAGAAACATGTGCCGGGGGCCGAACTACCCATACGCAAAGGTTACGGGGTCAGATACATTTCGGAAACCGATCCGTCGACCAACAATTACACCGCAAAGCTGACGGACCAATTTAATCGTGAGATCTATTTCTGGATCGAGGACATGGACATTACCATCAACATCAACGGATCGACTGGGCAGAGCCGTAGCGTTCGTCAATTCTTCCCTCACAACCTGTCTCAGCCTAGCATCACGATCAGGGGCAGACACGCTGACAGCTACAGAAGAAACCTGTTTGCCATTTTTGTGCGTGAATCCCAGTACAACGCATTATCGTCGCGATATTATTCGCAAGATGACGCAGACTTCGATCCGCTCATCGAGCTAAGCATCAACGGACGAAAAAGCGATGAAGACCTGAGGGGAGAAGCCAACCCCGGCTCAAATACTGCACGCAAAGGGCGCCCTCACCAGTGGGTCGCCAAGGGGTACATCAAAAACATTCAGGCTGGCGCTAAGCGTTTTGATCCCGCTCCCACATTTGAGTTTGAGTTTCTAGTCGCCGAGATGGTCACAGGCCCCGGTCGCTTAGAAGACGGAAGCTGGAAGCCAAAAGAGATGACGGATTTTATGACCCTTTTTGCGGCGCGTCCAAGAAACGAGTTTCAGGAGATAACAAAACCAACCAAACCACCCAAACCACCCAAGCCGACGGAAGGACGGGGTCCGCTTCGCGAAACTCCGTCCACTGGACTTTGGGGGACGCCAACTGCCCCGAATCTCTAAGGGATTATGAAAAGACTCGTCTACACTCCTAGGGTCGACGCCTTTATTCAGACTGACACGGGTTTGTATGATGTCAGCCCATACATCACTAAGGGTAGCGTCACTCGCCGCCAGAACGCCGTCAGTACGGTTAACTTAACGCTGCGCAATCCGCAGTTTATGTGGACCGATGGCGAGCGCACAGACTCCGATGGGTCTAAGGTTTTGGCTCCCGTGTTCCATCCTATGGATAAGATCACCGTTACGCTTACCCGCATCAAAGATCGTCCTATGCAGGTGTTCACTGGGTTCCTAGACACGACCCCCTACATCTCCGCTTACCCGGGCGTTGTAGAACTAACCGCTTCTTGCACATTGAAGCGACTTCTTTATACTTACTTCGATCCGGGACTTCCTTTTGTCCACACTTGGCTTGAGGAAAAGGGTTGGCAAACTAATACTCAAACCGGCTTGACGCAGCTCGGCGGAGAAAAAAGCGTAGAAGATGAATCCCTTCGCCTAAATGACGCAAGCATTGGCAAACTACTGTTTGATGTGTTGAATGAAATCGGCGGCTGGGATCCTGAATCCATTTTCATAGAAGGATTACCAGAGGGCATCATCAGCTTAGTGGCCGCCATGGTCACGGATCGCGAAACGACCAGCGAAGAAGCATTCAAAGACATCAAACTCCTGCTAAAAGAAATGATTGGGACCGCCACACTAAGCGGCTACGCTGTGAATGAGGATGGCGGATCGGTTACGTCTGGGGTCGGCAAGGGCGAATGGGTTAAGGTTGGGGCCACTACGGATGATTACAGCGGAGGAGATGTTTCCTGCGGGAACGAAGCCAAGAACAATGGATTCAGTTATGCTGAACTGGGCGTTGCTGGCACCAATAAAAAATTGAAATTGGCCCGTAACGGAGGGTTTTTAGCGGATTTGTTTGATATCAAGGGCGAAGTGACCGACGGGACCCCGACCGGTTTGAAATGCCGCTTTAAGCTAGAGATTCGAGACCCCAAAAAACCCAGCAAGACTTGGTTCATCACTAAGGTAGACAACGGCTCGGGGCAAGCGGGTGACGCACATTATAAAATCGACCTTGAACCGGGAATCACCAAGGCCCTTAAGTTCTCGGGCAAAGGGGACGTAGAGATTAGGAGAGCAGATTGAAACGCCTAGTTTACACTCCAAGAGTCGATGTATTTGTCAAAACAGATTCTGGCATTTACGATCTAAGCCCCTACGTGACAAGCTGTTCGGTTAATCGCCAAATCGACGCAGTCAGCACGGCCGAAGTAGAGTTCCGCAACCCTCAGTTTATCTGGACGGACAGCAAGACTTACGACTCGGTTTCAAAGACGTCGACACGGGGACCAATTTTCCATCCCATGGACCCTATCGTGATCACAATGACTAGGATCAAAGATCGGCCCATGCAAGTGTTCACTGGGTTTTGTGATACGACCCCGTACATCCAGCTATTCCCCGGGACATGCAAGATCAAAGCCAGTTGCACTATTAAGCGCCTTCTCTACACCTATTTCGATCCGGGGCTTCCTTTTGTTTGGGAGTTTCTTCAGTCTCACGGGTGGCAGGTCAACGCGCAGCTTGGCGGAATCACAAATCCCCAAGAAGAAACAGCCCCTGCGAAAAAGTTCAGGCCCGACGGAACCCCGTATGTAAAGCAAACCGATGGTTCGATAGGCGGATTGCTATTTGACACACTTATTGAAATCGGCGGCTGGTCTGATGAAACAATTTTCATTGAAAGTTTGCCTGACGGCATCGTCGACACCGTAGAAAACATCTACAAGGAAATGGCATTAACGGCCGAGGCGTCGGCCCGCGCCGACCTCAATTATTTCTTGGAGGGGGCGCTCGGTGGCGGGTCTTACGGCAGCGCACTTGACAATGGTGGTGGTGATAGCGGGGACAACAATGTCCAAGATGCTGAACTCCAAGGCCTAGATCGAGTGTACCCTGAAAATGGGTCTGACGTTTTGGACCCCAGTCAGGTGTTTTCTATAGCGAAGTATGTTGGCTTTAGCGAGAAGGACGCAAAGCTATTTCGTCGCGTGGCCTTCGCTGAGTCATCACTCAAGCCCGGTCTGGTTAACAGCATCGGCTGCGAGGGCTTGTGGCAAATTTATGTTAAGGTGCATCCGGATCTAGTCCGCTTACATGGCGACATGCGCAACCCTTTCAACAACGCCAAGGCGGCTCTCTCCCTCTTCAAGTCGGGCGGGATGCAGCCATGGGAGTCTTCACGTAATGCCGGAGACGGCGGCGGCTGGGGCAAGTATCGGTAATGCCCGGACCTACTAGACCAGCGGCTCCTCGTTATCCTCGTGCGCAGCCAGACGGCCCTCGAACTCCGCCGACTGAGAGCAACAAGCCCATGTGGCCTGTCCCCGGCAAATACAAAATGGGCACAGGCGACGGTTCTGACTTCGGACCTAGGACTTCGCCTACTGCCGGAGCGTCTAGCGATCATAAAGGCATCGACATCCAAGCTCCAGAAGGGACGCCCGTTTTTGCCGTCAAAGACGGACGTGTTACTTTTGCCGCGATAGCAGGCGACGCGGGCAAGATGATTGAAATTGATCATGGCGGCGGGACTGTCACACAATATCTGCACCTTAGTAAGATGTCTGTTCAGGTTAGAAAGGGCGTTAAGAAGGGCGACACCATCGGTGCGGTTGGGAGCACGGGCAACTCCACCGGGCCGCACCTGCACTTTGGTCTAAAGCGTAATGGCACGTTGGTTGACCCTGAGCCGTGGCTTGATGGCTCGGACACACAAGACGGGGGCGCGGCGGTTCCGGGCGACGACGCCACTCAAGCCACCCTCGCCCAAATTGCCGGGGTCGCCAAGGCTAGCGCCTTTGCCACATTCATCGCCGTCCCCGGCATTATGGATATGGCAGAGTCGATGGCTTTGCGAGGCGAAAGGTCTCTTCTTAACGATCAGCCGCTCATGCCCTTCGTGCAGCAGCTATGTGCAGCATCGCTACGTAATTTTCAGTCGCTGCCAGACGGAGGCTTCTTTGCTTTCTTCCCCGATTACTTTGGCGGCCTCAATCATAGGACCCCATACTGGGAGATTGAAGACATCGAAATATTGAACGGAGAGATTGATCTTTCAGACGACAGTTTGGCGACCCATGTATATGTAGTTGGTGACATCGCCAACTTCGATGGAGTGAATCTATTCGACAAAATCCAAAGTGGCGGAGTGGCCACAGTTTTTACTGCATTTCAAGCAGACTTCCTGTCTGGCAACCCGACCTCTGCGACAAGCGACCAAACTGAAATTGAAGCAGATCCGTACCATCACGGACCCCTTGCAGGAAAGCCAATGAGCGACAATCAGGATAACAATAAGTACAAAGATGATTCTAGCGCTCAAATTAACATTAATAATGAGCAGGCCATCAACTTTTTGAAGAAGTATGGCGCCCGTCCCTATTTCGAAGAAGCTCCAATGATCCGCTCCCCCTACTTCGAGGCTTTTCTTGCTTATCAAAAGTTCATGCTGATGTGGTCACGACAGTTTGTGACTACGTTTGAGTTCACGTATATGCCCGAGCTGTATCCGGGGGGCATCGTTTCGTTTCCTCGGCACGGGATACAGTGCTATATCGATTCAGTCAGCCATGTCGCCGACTTTGGAAGCGGCTTCCACACAACCGCGCAGTTAAGTGCCCCGGCAGCCATCACGCGAAATCAGAATGGGCAAACCGTTAGAACTGGCAACCTTTCTGCCCATGAGGGAATGATTAGAGCCGGGAGCATGGCAATGAACAAGGCTCCTACGGTGGGCAATGGTCCGTCCCCAGCTCCTCCGAGTGTAAAAGGAGAGTAATGCCCGGACCTACTAGACCAGCGGCTCCTCGTTATCCTCGTGCGCAGCCAGACGGTCCTCGCGGGCAGCCAGACAGCCCTTCTGCCGTAGTCAGGCCTATACCAAGCGTAGGGGCGAAGGCCGTCGGCAACTGTAGCGGATGCGAATATGGAGCCGCACGCTCTAACTACTCGGGCGGCCATCGTGGGGTCGATGTTGTGTGTGATGTCGGATCGGTTCTAGTTGCGGCGTTTGATTGTGAAATCGCGACAGTGGACAAGAGCTGGTACACGGGGTCAGGATCAAGAACGGGTAAAGCGATGGTTAGTATCACTCCAACTAAGCCCGAAGAGACGGGCTTGCCCGCCCGCTCATATCTTGGTTACGGCCACATGCTTCCGTCCTCTGTGCGCGTTCAGAAGGGACAAAAGGTCCCGGCCGGGACGCCGCTTGGCAGAACGGGAAGCCTTGGCGGAAGCCAGCATATCCACATGTTCATTTCCAAGCCGGGGAGCGCTCGGTATGGTCCGGGCGGAAACGGAAACACTGACCCAACAAGCTGGGTCAAAGGCGCCCAAAACGGAGAGGTCGTCCAACTTGGTGACACGGCCCCAAGCTCTACTGATGCCGATGTGGACACGGCCTCTCTTGAACAAATCATCGGGACTGCTAAAGCCGCTGCATTTGCAACTTTCATTGATCTTCCCGGCATTATGGAAATGGCGGAATCGCTAGCCCTTAGGGGAGAAAAATCCCTTATGAACGATCAACCGCTCCTTCCGTTTGTCCAGCAGTTGTGCAAGGCCTCTCTTAGAAGCTTTCAATCTTTGCCAAACGGGGGGTTCTTTGCCTTTTATCCGGACTACTTTGGCGGCCTTAATCATAGAACGCCATACTGGGAAATTGAAGACATCGAAATTATTGACGCCAATATGCAATTGACTGACGACAGTTTGGCGACCCATGTATATGTAGTTGGTGACATCGCCAACTTCGATGGAGTGAATCTGATTGACAAGATTCAAACTGCTGGGGTTATTTCAGTGTTTGAGGCCTTCCAGTCAAACTTCATATCAGACAATTTCAGTCCGGCAGGGCAGGTGGCCCTAAAAGACGATACTGGCAACGATGAAAGCATAGAAACAGAAGATGGTAACCCGCCGTCAGCGCAGGCTAAAGCTGCCGTAGACGAAACGCTGGCGTTTTTGCGCAAGTACGGCGCCCGTCCATACTTTGAAGAAGCCCCAATGGTCCGCTCCCCCTACTTCGAAGTCTTTCTTGCCTACCAAACGTTCATGCTGATGTGGTCACGACAGTTTGTCACAGGCTTCACGTTTACCTACATGCCCGAGCTGTATCCCGGCGGCATAGTATCTTTTCCGTCTCATGGCATCCAATGCTATATCGATTCAGTCGAACATATCGCAGACATGGAGCAGGGGTTCATGACTAAAGCTCAGCTAAGCGCCCCGGCAGCCATCAACAGTGGCGACGGGAACCGTGTGGGCCGCCTGAAGGCTCACGAAGGGATGATCAGGGCGGGGTCGATGCGATTGCAAGGAAGCGAAGAGTAATGCCAGCGATTGATCGCAACCATGAAGGTTCCACTACTGGTCCTCGCGGGCAGCCAGCCAATCAGTCAAGCGCGCTTGTTGAGCGGATGATTGCTCGTGTTGACGAAATCCATAAGAGACAGCAGTTGTACTTGTGGGGTGGCGGCCACGGTAGCTTCAATGATCCGAACGGGTACGATTGCTCCGGGTTCGTTTCGTCTGTGTTGAACGCTGGTGGCTTGCTCACATCGCCTCAGACGACTACCGGCTTGAATGTGTGGGGTAAGGCTGGGGAAGGTAAGGAGTTCACGGTTTGGGTGAACGAAATCCCCGGTAATCCGAGTGACTCACACGCGTTTATGACTTTCGAGATGGACGGTGGCAGGAAGTTCGCTGAGTCTGGCGGTAGCGGCAACAAGCTCATTCCTGTTGGTTGGCGAGAGGCTCGTAGCACAAATGGGTTTTCGCCTCGGACCGGGTCGGACGAGGAATCGGCTACCCCGGGAACCCCGGAAGGAGGAGTAGACCTTCGGACCGTCGAAAAACTTTCTAAATCCACTGCCTTTGTAACTTATATTGATCTTCCCGGACTTTTTAATAACGTAGAAAGTCTGGCTCTTCGCGGCAAGAAGTCGCTTATGAATGATCAGCCCCTGTTCCCATTTGTGCAACAGCTTGCTCAGGCTTGCTTGCGGAACATCCAGTCTTTGCCGAATGGCGACTTTTTTGCCTTTTACCCAGACTACTTCGGGGGACAAAATCATAGAACTCCCTACTGGGATATCGAAGACATCGAAATACTGAGCGGTCAGGTCGACTTAACAGATGATGCTTTAGCCACTCATGTTTATGTGGTTGGTGACATCGCTGGTCTTTATGATGGCGTCAACATGTTTGATCGCGTTCAGACTAACGGGATCGTTACAGTTTTTGACGCATTTGCAGCGGGCTTTATGAATCCGAAAGACGAGAATGCCGTTCAGATCGGCGAAGATGGCGATAAACCAGACGAGCCTCCTGTCTCTCTGGACAGCCCTACGCTAGCTGAGAAACATAAAGCCATCGCGTTTTTACGCAAGTACGGCGCTCGTCCGCATTTCGAAGAGGCCCCGATGGTCCGTTCCCCTTACTATGAGACCTTCTTGGCATACCAGAAGTTTTCTTTGATGTGGAGCCAGCAGTTTAACGCAGACTTTTCGCTCACCTTTATGCCTGAGATTTATCCCGGCGGCATTGTGCGCTTCCCTCAGCATGACTTGCAAATGTATGTTGACGAGGTCACTCACACCTTCGATTACGAGACTGGCTTTGAGACTCAGGTCAAATTTGTCGCTCCAGCCGATGCCAAGATGGGAACACGCCAAAACGCTAGTGCCGGGATGGTAAGGGCCGGGGTGCTCTCAACGCAAGCGGATTGATCAAAACCCAATCGATCAGGAGAGTTAATAGACGATGCCAGTCAGCAGATACCTACAGGGCGGATATGGTCGCAAATTGGCGACACGCATCATCACTGTCGATCCCGCCACCCGTCGTATCGAGGGGACACTGAAAGACGGCGCGATGGTTCAGATCCGAGCTACGGAAGTCGGAGCTGTGTTCCGTTGGCCAGCAGAAGGAGAGGTTTGGACAATCCGCCGAGATGACGGTTACTGGATTCTAGATAGCCGAATCGAAATCCCTGAGGATGGTCTTGGCGATGTCTCAACGCTTAATCCCGGAGACACCAAGATTACGGGCAACACCTTGGTTGCAGGGAGCCTATCCATTGAAGGCGATTTGGTTGTTGGACCCGACAAGACCCTTATCACTGCTACGTCAGTTTTTACAAACGAGGCTGCGCGTGACTCAGCCATTGGTTCTCCAACCGAGGGAATGATTGTTTATTTGACAGCCCCGACCGTACCGGCAGCAACGGGAGCCACGAACGCCGTTCCTACGGGCATCCAGACGATCTATAATGGGACCGTTTGGGTTTGTGTGACTTCGTTGGGCGCGTTCTCTAACACTTCTGCCAATTCGTCCTCGGCCTCGTATGTCACAACGCTTAGTAGTGACTCGACGGCGGTTAGTGTTTCGCTTGTAACAGGTACGACAGCAAGGATTGACATGACTGCGACCGTGGTTAATGGTACCGCAAACCCATCTCGTCTTTCTGTTCAGTTAAACGCCGTGGGCGCCACCGACGCAAACGGGGTGCTTGTTAGCGTTCCGGCGTCAACTTACGTAGGGTTGGGGCGCTCATATATTATTACTGGACTAACAGCAGGAACTAATAAGTTTACACTGGCCTATAAGTGCGGTGGGGGCCTTAACAATTGGATAACTCGTAATCTTATAGTTACTGGTGTCGCGTAGTGACTCTTCAATTACCTAACCCTAACGTTAAGGGCGCTGACGGGTTGGAGACGCTTTTGTCACACGCCCATAGTGTTGGCGCCAGCGGCAATCAATCTGGTGGTCAGTCTGTCCCTCACACTCACACTGGCACTACTGCTGGTGCTGGTTCGCACCTTCACCGGGCTTCTAATAACGGGGCAATCATTGCGCAGCAGCAGACAGGCGACAATATATACTATCTCTGGAAAGCATCTCGATTAGTTCTTCTGAGAAGTTTATGGCGATAACGCCAGTGAGGGTTAGCTAATGATCGTCCGGCACCGCAAGGAGAATCGTTGAAGGCGTTGCGTGATCGAATGGCCGACCTTGATATACTATTAGACTATCCCGGAGCAGAATATGCATTGGCCAAAGCCTTTTCTTGTGATGAGTTTTTGTGTAAAGTGCAGTCTAAATCCGAGATGCACAATCCCGGGGATGGCAACGGTCTGCGTAACAGGGTAGAGGTCCAGTTTGAGTGGATCCTAGACTTAGAGAGGGTGGGGCACGGATGGGCCATCATCGACGAAGCTGACACTTCTGTGGTGCAATTCCAAGGGCTTTACATCGAAAAAGAGCACCAAGGTCAGGGGATTTTTACCTCCGTTGTCAGAGCGCTTGGCGTTTGGCATACAATCGGAGTCAGGGAGGGAAGGATCGGTGGGACCCCTACAAGTGCCCCTATGTTTGAGCGCCATGGCTTCAAAACTTGTGATCGCCCGATAATGGCTGGGGGCGTGCCACTAGCGATCTACTCGAAACCGACCGGTAATAGTCAGGATGAGTTGGAGCCTGCAAATACGTAACGGCGATTTTACGACCACTGGTGCCCAATTGGGCATCGCAACTGGTCATCAGAAAGTCGCACAAGATCTGGCCCACTGGGTACTAGAGCCTATGGGCACTGATAATTTGCACATCCGGTACGGGTCTTTGATCGATGGCGGAATGGAAAACGGCATGGAGCGGCCAAGCATGATTGGTCTTAGACAAGACGACTCCGCCTTGCTTAAAATCCGTGCTGAAATTAGCCGCATCCTTCAAGATTACAGATCCACTCAATTCACCAGAGCCAAATCCGATAGGTTTGCGTTCAAAAACGCCACTTTGACTAAGGACGAGATCTTGTACGAAATCAACGGCATCATTATCAATCCCAAGGAAGACACGGTCACCGTCACGATAGAGATCACTACCGGGCGTAATGACCCTATCCAAATTTCGATTCCCGTGCAGGCGTCAGTCTGATGGCTACACAAAGAGATCTAGCTCTACAAATGCTCCAGCAGCTCCGGCTGCTTGACCCCAACTTGTCGGGAGAAGTTGGCACGCCAGAGCGCAAGATCATCGACACGGTTGCACAGGCCTTGGCCGAGAACCAAGTCGACATGAACATATTGACCGGGGCCTTTGACTTGGACGCCAAGTTCGGGACCGATGTCGACAAATTCTTAGGCATGTTTGGCTTCGGGCGTCAGCAGGCGCGAGGCGCTACCGGTTATGTCACCTTCAGGCGCACAACCGCTTCCGTTTACGATGTCCCGATCCCTCGCAACACGCAGGTTATCGCTCCCAGCGTCTCGGTAGACGGAGGCCCGGGAGTCACATCTCTCATTTTCTTGACCTCAGAACCCGTTACTTTGCCTGCTGGGTCCCTTAAGGTCACCGTCCCCGTCCGTAGCGGTGTGGCCGGTGCCCTAGGCAATGTCTCTGCCGGATCGATTAGCCAGTTTGGGACTACGCCGATTCTTGGCATCGTCGGAGTAACCAACGATGTCCCGACCGAAGGTGGGGTCGAGCGAGAGTCGGACGATGAGTATAAGATCCGCTTTAAAAATACCGTCTTTCGCAATCTGGCGGGGACCGAAGACCAGTATCTGGCTCTTGCTGTATCTACGCAAAATACGACCAAGGCAAATGTGGTCGGCCCGATCAGCCGCTACCGCGAATACATTCAGGTGCCAGATGTAGACGACGCAACCGCAGATCCCGATAGCTCTATTATCGGAAACGGCTCCGCTGGAGATTACACAACGGCCTTGTCTATGGTTCCCTACTCGAAGCATGTTTACGACACCATTCCTTACTTTGTGTCAAATGGCGAGAGCGGGGCCGGGGCAACTTTCTATCGCACTGGGGTCGACTTTTCACTTAATGCTACTGACGCATCCAAAGATCGAGGCGACGCTTACAGGGGGCGCATAGCAGAGACTGGACCAAGTGCCCTCGATGCGTCTACGCTTTATCAACCCAACCTGACATTTACCAATGTTTTCTCGGGGTCAGACACAACGGTCCAAGCTGTCCGCCCGCAGGACATCGCGCTATTTGAACATAGCTATATGTCTACTGCTTCGCGCAATGACTGGGACCGACAGGTCCTCAATTGTGTAGATGTGTTTATCAACGGAAGCAACGAAGTCACAGCAAGCGCCGTTATCCCAAGGCCCGAAGGCTCCCAGAACATTTTTGTGAGCAATGAAAGCGCACTTCTTAGCGTTGAAAACTTCCGCAGGGTGGGACAGCCCAACCGTCGGCCTGTCGTCGGAAACATTTTTACGCCACTTTTCTGGCAGCCCACGACAGATTTGCCGGACACGATCACCACATCTGATGCCACATATACCAAAGACATCCACTATTGGGCGGTAGAGGATGTGACCGAGATCGGGAACACGGTCCGTGCCCGCAACGGAATCGAATGGGCCACCGGGGTAGGTGGACTTGTCGAAGCAGATTACAGCGAAGGCCCGTACTCTGGCACCACCATTGCCGGTACGACGGATTCTGCGGTCTCCATCGATAATTATCGGTATGACCGTAATGTCATAGATCTTCAGGTGGCGCTGGAAGGGCAGAAGCAGGTCACGGCAGATGTGCTTGCGCACCGCGCTAAGACTAGGTTCTTCAAATTAGATGTCACCGTTATGTTTTCCACCGGAGTCGGCATTAGTGACATCAGCCAATCGATATCAGACTCAGTGAACTCTTATCTGTCTGGCCAATATTTTGGGTCAGTTATCCAACTGTCTGACCTTCTGCAAGTTGTTCACAATGTCTCCGGGGTAGATAACGTTCGCTGGTCTCGCGATTTGACTACGAGTCGAGACTCTTTGGTCGAATGTGATATCTATGGCAATCCGCTTTTGAATGTTTTGGTTGACCATCGGGTAGGGGGCAACGCCACCGCAACAGCCGTACAACAATTTTACATTGTCGGAAGCCCAACGGGCGGCACATTTACACTGTCTCATGAGGGGAACGAAACAGGCGCTATCAACTTCGACGATGGCGTCACCCCAGTCCTTAATGCTATGACTGCCGCATCGTTCCCGGTGACCTCTGTCACGGGGTACGGGACTCCTACCGCCCCGTTTGTGGTCACCTTTTCAAGTGCCGGTGAGCGCCCCCTGATTACATCTGACCCAACTGGTCTAACTGGCGGTGATTATGTTTTCAATAGCGACTTTTATCTACAAGATGATGAGCTTCCAAGCCTCCCGACGGTGGCTGCTACCGGCGATTCAGTCGCTGGCCTGATCCTAAGGCCGCGTGCGCAGAATGTTTGGAACCAGTTGTAATGGCAAACACGGCATTTACTCCTGTCGGTAGGACAACCAACCTCCCGTCTTTCACAGACGCCATCCGACAAGAGTTCTTTGTTGAACCGCTAAGTGGTCCGACCCATCCTCAAAATTATCTTGATCGTTTCCCGGATTCTATTTACAACAAGGCCCCTGATACGCACTTTATCAGGTTCATGTACACGCTGCTGGGTCCCGCTGGAGTCGGATGGCTTCGGCAGAACGCCCTAGAGGCTCGCCTTTACCTTGCCGACAACAATGTCGAGGTGTTCGACCTTGAAAAGTACTTCGCCAACCCGTTTCGGTTTGGCCGCGTACTGGCCGAGAGCCATGAGGAAGACCCCACCGGATTGCTGCCACGCGAACAGTGGGACCTCATCAGGGCGCAAGACGAATCCTATCGCAGTCGCGTCACCGAGTACTTCAATGCAGCCCGTGCTGGCAACACTCTCTTCGGAATGGAGCTTGCTGCGCGCTCTGGCATTGGCCGCAATGTTCGCATTGTCGAAAACTACCAATCCCTCTTTGATATCCATTCAGATGACCCCAAGGGGTATGAATACTTTGGCAGCACCTTATCTACGTCTGAATTTATTGTGGTCCCAAGGCTTGATGTCAGCCGGTCCGAGCAACAAAAGGTCGAGATCATGGGTGCCCCTACTGCCGGGAACTGGGTGTTAATTTTCAACGGTCAGACGACATCGACGCTTGACTGGGACGCAACCGCCAACGAAGTCCAATCTGCGCTTCAGGCGCTCCAGAACATCGGAGATGACAATGTGCGCGTTTCGGGTGGCCCGGGCACCATCTCTGCCTCTACATATCTAGAGCCTTATGTCGTCACCTTCACGGGCGATCTAGCCGGTCAGGATCTTCCTAGGCTGAAGTCGTTCTCTGCTTTGACTGGCGGGGTGTCTCCGACCATTGAAATCACAACGATTGCTGACGGGGTCCCATCTGTCGACGAAGCCGCGGTCATAGATCCCGAACTACAGCACAACCTCCAGTCCGCTCTGGACTACCTAAAGCCCGTCGACACTTTCTTTAGTGTTTCGGCTGGGTCTGGTACTCGTACATCCCAACCGTGGAAGTCTGTTGCGTCTACTAGCGAATCCTACGAAATCTTGCGCTACGTTCGTGGTAATCCTGACATTAACTGGCCCGCCGTCAACTCTTTCTATTGGATAGAGGCGGGCAAAGAAAAGGAGGCTCCGCGAATCCGTCAAGACAGGCCGGAACACTATGTCGGCTTCCACTCCGCCTCTTCTGTTACCGCTTACACGGACGCCGTTCTAGACGACGCGACCAGTTACGCCGAAGGCACGAACGTTCCATGGGACGGAAATTACGTACCGGGAATAACTTCCGAGCACGTTGGCGTCTTTAGCGATGAGCAGATCAAGGCGTTGCCTCTTCGTTTCACTCAAATCAATCCGACCGAACGATTGACGGCTGACCGAGCAATGGCCGATTACGCTGAGCCGCTGACGGTGTCAGCGCAGTCTAACGGCAAGTCGCTTGTGAACGGAATCTATCCCGCCGACCACGCGTTTCTCCAAAACGTGCCTCAAATCAAGTACAAAGACGATCAGTTTTGGGCCTCCATAGAGCGCCCCGAGGGGACCGACTATCTAGAAATCGACCTAGGGTCCCCTCAACCAGTCAACTTTATGACATTCGAAATCACTAACAAACCATTTGACGTTGGGATATCTTACGACACTTTAGACGCCGCTCCGCTCCGCCGGTTTGTTGACGTAAAGCCAGCGCCCAGTGTCGAATTTTCAAAGTCTTTTCGTTACAATGACACTCTGCCGTGGAGCTACGCCAAGTACAATTTTACTGATAACGCGGGGCAAGTAATCTTTGCGCGATTTATTCGGATCTCCTTCACTCGCATGAACATTAGCACCAACCTTGATAGCCGCTTTTTGTATGACGCTAAGACCGACACCCAGCATGGGTTTAGTGTTGAAGTCAAAAACCTAAGGGTTGGTCGAAATGGCTGACTTTACGGGAACGCTAGATTCTTTAATCGGGTCGACCACGTTTTCTGTAGCAAAGCCGACTTCGAGACCGTCTAGCCAAATCAGCGAGACTCTTAGCGGGATCATTGTCAACCAAAATCAGTTTGCGGCAAACGATAACCATTATGTGGATCTGACCAGCGGAGAATGGGTTTATCAAGAGTTCCTGCTGCCCAGCGATTATCCACGGGGGACAGACGATCCCAACTTAACAACTGACCGTTACACGGCGGTCAAGACTCCTCCCCTGACGGGCCTTCAAGTTTTCGTATCGGTTGCAGAAGACATGGAAGACATAGCGAGCCTAGACTGGAGGCTTGACTACTACGTTCCTGCAAGCGGATGGACCGGAGGGATCAAGGGTCAATCTTTTGGGGCCTCTCATTCGGCTTCCTCAGGGTCTGCTGAAGAGGGCGCTTGGATCTCCGCCTACTTTGATCCTTATGATGTGGGCGACAAATGGCGCTACAGATGGCGTCTGGGGATTCGCGGGCGTTCAAACACGGGGGTTCATAACCAGCCGGTGGACGTCTATGACGGGACCCATGTGACCATTGGTAGTGCAAAGATTAAGCTTGTGCCCGACATCAGCGAAAGCCCTCTGAGGCCGGGGAGGCAGTACCCGTTTGACTTTTTTGGAACTCCCGCGCTTCTTTCAATGGTGCCGGGATCTAACGAAGTGATCTACAGCATCCAACAAGGAGCTGACAAGGCTTGGTATTCTTCTCCTAACCCTCTTGAACTACAAGGTCGCGGTCGGGCCTTTGAGGCTGATGGCGTAACCGAGATTCTGGAAGGCGCCGCCACGGTCTCGTTGCGCTTCCGCATTCTGGCAGGAATCGCTGACGATGGCATCGACTTTTTAGGAAACAATTACCGAAGCGTTCTTGTACGCAACAGCAATCGCAACGCCGGGTCCGGAGACGGGTTCTGGCTTTCAAAACCCAACCCCTCTCGATTTGCTGTTGAAAGTCTCTATTTTGATCTGCGCGACGGACAAGACCCTGTCGTAGTCGACCAGTTGCTGCTAGACCCGGTCACCCCCGGAGTATGGTTCCATGTCTACTACTCGAACGACCCGATTCCGGGCGCAGACGAAAGCAGTTGGAACAACTTGCTCTGGGAGCGCGTTCCTGCCACTTTTTTGGCAGCTCGGAAAGACCGTCACACGCTTCCTCGACCCATCACTGCAAAATACGTGAAAATTGAATTCACGCACCTTCAGGGGAAGTATTACTCGCCCGGAAACTTTCAGACTCCCACCATTTACAAGAAGCATCCAAAGTGGGTGTTCGACTACTTCATGCAAGTGTATGCGGACCAAGTGAGCGCAGGGAAATACGTGAAAAATGTCAGCCACCTGCGCTATGACCTTATGCAATTGGCTTACAATTACTTCCTTGACGATATCCGCAACCAGTTCTCGTCCTTCGATGTCGTCGACAATAGGCCAAACGCCGATATCGTCAACCAGTTCAACAGCGCTCAGTCTTCTTTGGCCGATCAGGTGGACCCAGACACTCTGTTTAAGATCAAGACCCTGTTCAGGCCTTACCTTAAGCGGCCATTTGATTTGGGCAAAGACGGAAACATTCTATATGACTACGGGTTCACTGACGACACGGACTATCCGCGTGAACAGATTGCCCGCCAACGAGCGATGACAACCGAGGTGTCTAGTTTGGACCGGGAGCTAGTGCTGGTAGAGAAAAACTTCCCAGTAATGTCCTTCCCGATTGAGTGCCGCCATCGCTATCGGGTCGCATCTGCATCTTATTCTCAGGATCTGGCCTACTACGCAGGAGTCAAAGAAATCGCCTTCTTGCGAGACCACTACGCATCTAAGAATGACAACTCAGCCTACATCGAGAGCGCAGGCGACAACATAAATGTTGAGAGTAACGATTTTGAACTGGTCGATTTCAATTGGGTGACGCATGCAACTAGCTGATATTTCTATAAGCGAAAACTTTGACAGCGAATCTGGTCGTTTCAGAAATTACGACGCGGCATCGCTATCTCAAAGAGGACAACTGTACAAACAGTCCCATGCCGACATCCGTAGCTTCATCAATGAAGACGTCACCGCCTTGGTCCCAATGCTTTATCTAGACCTGCTAAGCATGAATCTTGTAGACCTAGAGCAGGTCGGATCTTTGGCCGGAGCGACAACGGTTCGGTATGGCGAACAGTGGACCCGGGGCACAGTGGGCACAAACGTTGACCGCAACAACATCAGCGGGCTAGAGCTTTCGTGCGTCGCTGGTGTCAACACAACACAATCAGTACTAAAGGCTGCCTAAATGCGCGTCGAGATTCCAGTAGTAGTCCTCAATCCGGTCTCACCTTACAACCCGGTAGAGGACGCCCAAGTGTCAATGGTGGACCGCCTTACCAGTTTGGCTGCCGTTGTCTATACGACGTCTTCTTCTGGCACAGTACGCACTCAGCCACTGCTTACCGACGCATCAGGTCGCGTCGACGGTTGGGTAGATCGAGGCTCGTATGAATTAGAGGTCTCCATCCCGGGGCGTCCAGTCTATACCGACTACTTTGAGGCCAGCCCGGGGGGCGACAGCTCCATTGATACTGCGTGGATTGAAGACGGGTCGATTACCACGGCTAAGCTTGACACGGGCGCGGTTACTGCCGCGAAGCTCGGGACCGATGCTGTTACGACTGAGAAGATCGACGCTCTTGCTGTTGACACAGCGGAGATTGCGGCTGGTGCCGTAACGACTGCAAAGATCGAAGATGACGCTGTCACTTCCGCTAAGATCGACGACAGTATCGCCATCGTCCCTCTTGGCACAATTTTAGATTGGTTCCCCCCTGCGTCGGCCTCTGCGCCTTGGTCTTCTGTGTTACCATCAGATTATGCGCTGTGCGATGGATCCCCTTGGTCGGACATCGTCAACGATTTGGGTTATTCAAGCGGCAACATTCCAAACCTAGTTAACCGCGTTACGATTGGCGCAGTGGCCGCCTCAGTACGATGGGCTAATGGGACCCATAATCCTGTCGCTGGCGAGACAACCGGACCGGGAGTTGGCGGCCAAGCTGGTTCGAATACGACAGACCAGTCTCATTCTCATACCGTGGGCGGTCATCAGCACGGGATGACCCATCAGCACACGGTGTCTTCGCATTCTCATTACATGTCACACACGCACGGCGTTTACGGACACACCCACAGTATCGCGGGCAAGACGATATCGCACAATAACGACAACGGTGCGTATAACTGGTACAGCAGGGCGTCGGATACGGGCAGCTCTGGTAGTTCTACGGATGCTGGCACTCGAACCTATGTCGATTCCAACGGGGATGCTTCTACCACAGCGGTCACTAAATCAGAGACCGATGCTAACACCGCTTTTGCCACGACAGGTAACCCTTCTGCGCACTGGGATAATCGTTCGCTGAGCATTGGGGTTCTTAAAATTATGAAAGTTAGGAACCTATGAGCAGCCACGCGGAACTTGAAGGCTGGGCTGAAGAACACATCAAAGATGCTCAAAGCTCGGTTCGCCAAGAAGACAACGGCTTTATCCACATTGACTGGAAGGTCGAAAATAAAACCGTCGGCAACATTTGTATTAAGCGCAAAGACGACGTCCTTTACATGCTAAGCTTTTGGCTAGAGGACAGTCGGCAGCGTCAGGGCGTTTTCAAATCGGCTGCCGCGTTCTTCCCCGGTTGGGCGCGTGATCAAGGGGCGACTCAATTGGCGGTCATCTCAGCTAATGAAACCATGCGAGGTCTTATCGCCGAGTGTGGCTTTGTCCGTGGCGACACCCCTGATGACTACTTCGTAGACATCAGCGAAGAAGACAGCCTGCCCGAGCAGTACGGCAACCTTAGGCCGTAACGATGACTCAGGTCATCGTTTTAGATCCCCAAGCGCTTTTATCCTTCACGGGGACCGGGGGCGTGGTTGGGATCGACCTCACCTCGTTTACAGATGAAGACTTCGTCAGCATAGCCTGCCCGGACTTCCCGCTTTCTGATATCGACCCTGCGCTGTCTTATGTTGATCTCACTTCAAACCCTGAAGGAGACTTTGATGCCGGACCCACAGACAGCGTCTCTTTTAGCAGCTCGACCATCAGTCTAATCGCTGGTGACAGCGAGTTTCGTTTCTCGCTATCGCTTCTGGCGACTATCGATCTATCTGCTGTCACAGGGATCCGGTTTCGCATTGAGGCATCCGACATATGCACCTTTAGGGCCACAGCCATTCGTTGCGTCGCTGCCGATTGGGTGCACGCTCCGATTGACATGAACACCCTGTACAACAGGGCCTCTAGGCCCGTTTCTCCTAACGGTGCGCTTTACGATCCGTACGAGTTTCCATCCAGCGTCTCCGAATGGCCAGTTCTGTATCGGTCTGACGAGCCTTCGTCTTCAAAGGACCCCATGCCCATCGACATGTCCGTGGGCGCCTCCTTTGCATCTGGTTCGCTGCTTGCTGCAACCGGCGATCAGGATTACGCCTTTACGATTGAGGCAGGAGACTTCATTAGCGTTCCGGATGACGCCGCCCTAGACTTTTCAGGCTCTTTTTCTTTGGAAATATGGGCCAATCCGTCTAGCATTGAGGGACTTGCAGCGCTTATCACCAAGTGGGACGTCGCTGCCGATCAGCGCGGCTACCAAATGTCTCTTGATGCCGACGGACAGATTGTCTTCGACTGGACCACAGATGGAAACTCGCCAAACCAAGCCGTTAGCCAAACCGACATCATCACGATTAGCGAGTGGAATCATATCGTCGTCACCTTTTACAAACCGGTGTCCGGCAGCACTGTGATTACCTTTTATCACAACGGCGAAAACGTAGGTTCCACCTCCGTTTCTAATCAGGCCGTTGCCAGTACAAGCCAACCTTTGAAAATTGCCTCCAGCAGCTTTCTTGGTAGCGTCGATGAGGTCGCCGTATACCCCAGTGCTCTTTCGGCGGGACGAGTACGACAGCATTATCAAACGGCACGGGCGATTCCGGGGCGCTATTACGACGAGGTTCTTTTAGATTCTCCCGAGGGCTACTGGCGTCTGGATGAAGCAGTGGGCGCCGCCAACATAATCGACTCGATCAATGCGCATGACGGGACCTACTCTGTGGCCTTCCAACATGTGGAGGGGGCACTCGGTCTAGGCGCTTCTACCGATTCTGCCAAAAACAGCATTTCACTCTATTTTCGGGAAATCCCTCTAGATCTGCAAACTCAGCTTGATGTCGACGGGACCACGATGGCTGAATTAGATTCGGCTGGGAATCAGCTTGACTACGACGTAGCAAAGTATAACTCCAGAACTCAAGCCGACCTCAGCATTGAAACACAGGCAACCTTGGATGGAGACACCCAGTTTGACATAGAGAGGCTTCCTGACTATGTGTCTGATTTCTTCATTGAGGTGAGGCTAACTTGGTATTCCGGCGATGCTAGCGTGACCATTCAAAATGCAAACGGAGACGGGCAGACTTTCTCCGGGTTTTCTTTGTCGGCAAGCAGGCATTACTACTTGATCGTTGACCTTGAAAATAACAGCATTAGGGCGCGCATATACCGGCTAGACGAAGCGGGGTCCTTCGGCAACCCAGACGCCTACGGCAAGGTGTTCGACAGCACCGTGGTTACTGATGACGCAATTTTGAAACGGCGTAAAGGCCGGTTCGGTTGGTACGCCAATTTTGCCGACGGCGATGCCTATCTGGCAAGCATCCAGCCAAGGTCCCAGTCTTATGGTGAGGTGGTGACCCAAGGCTTCCAAAGCATCACCCCCGTTGATGGAGCGCAGTTACAGGTCGCCGGATCCTCGGACAGGCGACTATTTGAATCTATCGCGGCCGCTCCGTGGGGCGGGACAACCGTTACGACTAGCCGCGACAAAACTCCGTCTAAAGACGGGTTCGAAGTTGTCACATCAGCGGGGCGCCCCCACCAAGGAATCCAAACTAACAAATTTGTCGTTGACGACTTCAGCCACACTGAAATAACATTCGACCTGTTCTTCCCAAGTGTCAGCTCCCCCGGCTCCTCTCTAGAAGCATTTCTGTATGGCGAAAACGCACGCATCGTGCCCCTGTCTATCGGCGGGTCCGCGCCCGACAAATGGCGTACGGTCAAGTTCTTTCTAAAGAACGACCTCTTGCAGTCTGGCGACTACCGTTTTATGCTCATACAGTCGTTACCCTCCCTTGATACAACATGGTACATCGACAGGTTCTCCATCACAGCGCGCTCTCTTGAGTGGGGCGGTCGATCACGCCGTCCAGATCCTTGGGGGATGGCGCCAGACGGATGGACAGAGTTTAAGAACACCACTAACACCGTTGATGGCGGGACCGTTTTCAAAGAGCGCGGCAAAGAGGTGCAGATCCGAGGCAAGGCCTTGCGACAAAACTCCTTCGTTACAGAGGTGAAGACGCTTCCCAAGTATTCAGAGCTTGGTCGTCTATATTGGCCAGACGCCCACCCCGAACCTCCGTCTACATCACCCGCCGCCAGCATCTCTGCGACGGCCAGTGGGAATACCGCGACGTTCAACGGCACCGGCTCTTCAAATACGGGCGGGACCAATGTCGCTTGGTATTGGTCATTCGGAGATGGCACTAACGATTTCGGTCCTAAAGTCAAACACTATTACAAGCTGCCGGGAACCTACGACGTTAGCCTGACCGTAACCGACGATCAGGGGCGGCAAGATGCCAGTCAAACAACGGTGGCGATAGTATGACCGCTTACGACAAGGGCGCGTTCAGCTTTTCGGCGCGCAGTGGCAGTTTGGTCGTGCCAGACCTACCGTCTCTCACGGGGCCGACCAAGGCTCCAAACGTAGAGGTCTCATTTGAGGTTTCGCATGCGGAGGCGCTGGTCCCATATTCCTACGCCGTGGGATCGGAAACCTATACCACTGATTATGATTATACGCCCATCAACACCGAGATCACTTTTACTGCCACGGCGTCGGTGTCAGACGCAACAATTTTAGAATACCACTGGGACTTTGGAGACGGCATCGAAGGCTGGGGTAGTCCCGCTACACACCAATATTCAACTTGGATCAACAGCCACTACAGCGTGCAGGCAGTTTTGCGAATTCGGGACAGCCGAGGCCGACAGCTATACGCCCGCAAACAGGTCTATCTGTCTAACCCGTAAGGATGTACAGCAGGTCGTCTTTGGTCATGCGGGCCGAAGCTGATTGGTCCGCGATGGCGCCCTTGAAGGTCCCCTCGTGATAGCCCAACTTTCTATTGACTAAGGCCAGCTTGCGGTCTTCAACTGAATTAGCCATCAGCAAAGTGTAGAAGGTTACCGTCTGAAATCCGGAGGTGACGCGATGGATACGGTTCTGGCGCTGAATTAGCGTGGACCATTTCCACGGAAGGTCGTAGTGGATTACCACACTTGCCTGCTCAAGGTTGATGGAGTCTGATCCTGCGTCGGACGACAAGAATACTTGGATGTCAGGGTCGGCGGAAAATGCGTCGTGTGCGGCTTGCTTTTCGTCGGGGGATCCGTTATAGCGCACATAGCTAACCTCCCATTCCGTCAGCTTGGCCTCTAGGATCGGCATAAGGCCGTCATTGAACGCGCTGAACACCACAATTTTCTCATTTGGGTGGTCTTCGACGATTAGTTGGCGAAGAGTTTCCAGCTTGCTGTGCCTTTCATCTGTCAGCTTGCCTCCTAGCGCCGTTAAGAGCCTCATGGCGGCCTCGGAACCAGTGACAGTAGGCATCTTGCCCCCTTCTTCTAGGAAGGCCTCATACGCCTCCTCAAAGGCTTGTCGTCTGGCAGCGGAGTTATTGACCATCGTAGGGGCGTCACATAGCATCTGCATCACGCCGATGGCGGCCAAGACATTTATTTCGTCATCGTCAGCTTTGGCGACTTCTTGAGCGAATTTGTCGTAGATCTTGCGGTCTGTTTCGTCCCAGTCGATATAGACCGGGGTTTCGATTACCTCGGGGAACTGAGAGGCGATGTCAGGATCGGTTTTATCAACCTGATGACAGATTGAAGACGCCATAAGCCCCATCTTGTCAAGGCGGTGCCAGACCTCGGGCTTGCTGCGGTCGAACCAATTGTAACTGGCCACAAACTCGTTTCGAAAGTCTTTGACCGTGCCGTAAACGGTGGGGTCGAGGAGACGCACACAATTGAACCAGTCCTCCGGGTCGTTTTCAATTGGGGTGGCCGAAAGCATGAGCTGGTAAAGAGACTCAGGGCGAACCCTTTCCGCATTGACCTGCGGGGTCTTACAGGTGTAAAGGCAAGAGCACACAGACTTGTATAGCTTCGTTGTGCGCGTTTTCAGTTTCGTTGGCATCTCGTCCCAGATGCAAAACACGCGACCTTCGAATAGTGGGATCAAAAGCTCTTCGTCTACCCTAAACTTTTCGTAATTAGTGATAACCACCACCGGCTCGTCAGATTCTGACATCTGCTCATAGAGCTTTTTGCGTTTGCGCTTGTCTCCGTCGATGATTATGCTGTCGATGCCGGTAAGGCGCTTCAGGGTCCTCTGCGTATTGACCTTGTTGTGACTCCTGACGACAAACCAAGCCGTGTCGAAGTCTTTACGGTCAAGGCGGTATTTTAAAAGAGCCGATGCGAGAACCGTTTTGCCGGTCCCTGTGCTCCACATCGCAACCGCGCCGCTTTTCTCCTTGAGGAAGTTGAACCCTTGCACCTGATAGGGGAACAGTCCTTTGACGGTTCCCGGCATGTCCGACTCTACCGAAACCTCTGGCGCATCGTTCAGCCCTTCATAGGTGTCTAATATTGTTGCCGGGTCTTCAAAGAAGGCGACCCGATATCCCAGCTCTTGGCAGTGACCCAAGAAAGCTCCTAGGTTGTTGGGAGAGATCACCTTGTAAGGTCCCACGTCCTCGTGCAGGTCAAGGTAAAAGGCCGTATCAAACGCGTTGACGTACCAGTGGCCGTCAAAGTCTAGGTGCGGCTCCAGAAATAGCCAGACCGCCCGCTCTTGTTCATCGTCGGTTAAACGACGAACAAGATCGTCATCAACTATCTGAAGTTTCGAGGATTGGGGTGTCACTATTCGCCAAGATTTCTTTGGTGCGATCCAAAATGGCCTGCCACTTGTCAGGCGGCAGCAGCTCTCTGATTGCCTGAACAAACGCTTGGAACTGCACTCGCATCTCCTCAAGGGCGGCCCCCTCAGACTGACTGTCCAGTTTGTCTAGCAACTGGATGATAGCAATAGCGTCCTTCGGTTCGACCATGGCTTCGCCAGTTAACAGGGCTTCCAGCGCCTTCTGTAGGCCGACGTTGAGATAGACGCGGCGAGTAAGCGCCCCCTGAATGCCGTCCTCTACGTTTTGCTGAGCCTCTTGGGCCTCTTGTTCTACGATTCGGCGGATAGCCGCTTCCTCGTAATTCAGATGTTTTTCGGCATGGTTGGCGATGGACCTTCGATCCATGGTCTCTTCTTCGTTAGAGAAAATGCGACTGATCTCGACATAAGAAGTTCCCATGGCGATCATACGATCAATCGCCTTGCGATATTGGGACTTACAGACGTGGCACCTTGATTCCGTGATCCCGGGTGCAGCGGCGCGTTTGACCGGCGCCTTACCGCTGGCGGGTGTTTGAGATTTATCGAATTTGGGCATTTTTAACGAAAATAGCTAGCGCCGTTCTTCTTGCGCTGTTCTGCGCTGTTGACTTTGCGACCTTGGGGGTGGGTCCGATTATACATCCCAGACACGATGTTAGGATCCGGGGTGCCGACGGTCGTATAAATCTCGCGACGCTTTCTTGACTGAAGGTGCTCTTCGAACAGCACCGGATTGTCGCCCCCGATGCCTCGAACCGACCCCTCCCCCTGAAACCATGCGTGGCCCTCTGCGCAAACATACTCTGGGAAGTTGAGAACGAGACGATTACCCTCTTCGTCGGTTGCGCTTTGAGTCTCGGTTTTATTAACGCCAGTGATCTCGCCTCGCGTTTCGCACTCTCTGCAAAGCTCTGACTTGGCGTCGTCGCGTAGAATCTGTTCGGCTATCAGGTCAAGTTGTCCATGCGTATACTTTTGGCCCGGAATGATTTCGGTTGAAACTCGTTCTGGCTTACGGCGCATCATCGTGCTCAAACTCCTCAGCAAAGTATCTTTCACTCAATTGTAACATGGCCTGCTCGACATATTGCCCAACGCTGACCGTGGTGATCCCCATCTTGTCGGCCACGTCGCGCTGTTTCCAGTCGAGAAGGACATTGTAGAAAACGGCCTCTCGCTTGCGCTTTGAAAGCTTGTGAAGTGCATCATGCAGATCCCAAAACGAGATGCTGACCGAGATCTTTTGTTTAATGGTCCCGTCTTCATTGTACACGAAATACCCATGATCAATGACAGACCCTCCGGTGCTAGAGACCCACGCCTTGTACTCCATGTAGTGCCTGTATACTTCTCTTAAAATTCTATGCGGAGGGATTGGCTCCAGCAGCAGGCTCTTACTCCCGGCCATTGTCACATCCTAGGTGGGTTAAACCAATGGCAAACGCATCGCTTACGTCAAACACTTTGGTCCATTCTTTTTTATGCACTTCAAGTTCCGGTAGGATTTTGAAGACGCCGTTTCTAACGGCTACTTTTGTAGCCTTTTTACCTCCACCGATCTTAGCCTTTACTGTGGTGGCCCCGATTTGCGACACTGGCAAATCGTACTGCTTGGCGACTGCTTGGACAATGGTGATGGCGGTTCCGGCCAATTGGCTTTGTGTCGCCGCGACAAAATTCCCGCCACCTACGACCGGAACGATTTCATTAACGACGATATCAGGGGTGAAAGATCGAATCAGGATTGGTGCTTCTTTAAGCCAAAAATCGATCAACCGCATTCGGTATGCGTGATAGGCCTCTAGCTTATTCTGCTTATTACGTTGTCGTTGGACTCCTAATTGTCCGTACCCGAGTTTTTTGATGTCCTTATTTTTGGACTGTTCCAAAACGGCATAGCCCATCCGCTCGGCACCCGGGTCAAAGCTTATCACAATCATTATTGGGCTACCGGTCCCTGCAAGGGCAGCTCTACGATTTCGTTTTCCGGTGGCTCCACTCCCTGATCAAGACATTCAGACACAAGGTGCCATTTGTGGTAAATGGCATCGATAAGTGGCTGGTTTCGTCTGAATTCGAACTCCTTCATGTCGTGCGGCGAATCTTTTAGAATCCCTACGATCAGCGCCTGATCTAGATCAAAGAAGTCCATGTAGATGTTGATCTGACATTCGTATTTTTCGGCGCACCAATCCGGCAGGCCCTGCTTTTTGTAGTCGAAAGAGTTCATCGTCTTGAAGTCAACGCAATAGTCGCCGTGCTCGGGGATTCGACAAGGGGCAATATCGCCAGAGCCTCTGGCCCAATGGAACGGGCCTTCGCCCCAGCGCTTATTGCCGCTGCGCTCGATGTCTTCTGGTCCGGCGAACTCTAACTGCTTTTCGACGATCCATTGGAGATACTGGTGCCAAAAGTGGCCGACCTGAAAGATCTTGTAGAGACCGAAACCAATCTTTTCTGGTTCTGGGTCTTTGACCTTCCAAAAAAGCTCATTAAGGCTGGGGGTGCAATCTCCAGAGGGGTGCCATGCGTCGTCTCCCTGTTTAGGAGAGTAGCTGTACTCCCAAACAAAGTCGCCCTTTGCCAAGGCGCTATCTATGTGAGGGACCAGCTTGCGATTCACCGCAAGGTTCCGAAGGAATTTGGACTTATCTAGTTTGATCGACACCATCAGCCTCGCGCAATAGATCGGACCATTAGTTCAGATCGGACCGAGTCATCGTCAGTAAGTCGGACCGTGAGATCGACCCAGCCGTTGCGGTTGGCTAGGGGGCTATCTGGCCAGAAGAATCGTAAAGCGACGGCAGGCTCTTTCCCTTCGGACCAAGCCTCATCGGCTATCTTCTCCATCACAGTCAAAATTGATGGCTTGCTTTTCAACGGGTCTGCGGGAGAACCTTTGTACTTACACTCCAGCAGCGTCCCATCTGTCGCTGCACGGACGTCTCCTTGGTCGTGTTCGGCCGCGCCCGAAGATGGGGACCGCCTGCCGCCATAGGCTTCGGCGATGAACCGTTCGTGAGCCACCGACAGGGCCTTCGTGCTGCCTCGCTTCGCCATTAACTAACGACCTCTAGCTTCGGCTTTGTGCTAGTGGCCTCTAGCTGCTTCTTTAACATGACCGCTAGGACCTCCTGACGGATTCCCTCTAGGGCCTTTTCATCATTGAGCAAGAACTCGTTGACTGCATCCTTCCCCTGCAACTGCTGTTTATCGCCGGGGAAGGCGTGGTGACGAAACCACGCTCCAGCCTTTTCAATAACCCGAGTCCTGATGCCGGTTGCGATCACGTCTTTGGCCATGTCGATCCCGACACTATGTTCGTCGGTTTCCATCTGATAGAAGTCGAACTCGGCTCTCCGATTAGAGCCTTCGGAAAGCTTATTACGCTTAATGATGGAGACTATGGTCCTACCAATAACAACGTCTTCCCCTCCGACCTTGGCCTTGAATGGGGCGCCAGTGGGCTTAAGCTGAACCCGAATCGCGCAGGTGTGCTTCAGGGCATGGCCTCCGGGTGACTCTACTTGACCGGGGATCCGGCTGCGCATGTCGTCTCGGACCTGATTAAGCAAGATGATCCCCTTATTGTTCTTCCATGTGGGGACCAGTACGCGCTTGACGCCGTCGGTAATCAGCTTAGATTGACCTCCAACCCTAGACTTCATTTCGTCCTGCGCTAATTCGGACGCGGTGATGACGGATCCGATGGAGTCGAAAATGACGAAATCGATGATGTCGTCAGCTACCCACTCGTACAACATCTCGAAAGCCTCTTCCCCATTGTTGGGGCGGGCCACAACGACGGCCTCTGGGTCTACACCATTCTTTTGCGCCCAGTCTCCATCGAACCCCGGCTCTAAAGCGATGATGCCGCAAAACAGACCCATCTTCTGGGCGCTTTTGATCGCGTTGAAGCCAATGACGGAGGACTTGCCGATGTCAGGGGGGCCGAACACCTCGACAAGATGACCTAATGGCCAGCCGCCCGTGCCCAGTGCGTAGTCGAGGGCTAGAGATCCGGTGGGGACGACGTTCAGTTTGAAGACTTCGCCGCCTGTGGACCCGGACTTGATGCCGTACTTGTGCTCAAGTCTGACTGCTTCTGCTGCTGCTCTTTTTTTTACAGTATCCATATAATCCTATTGCAGTTTAATGGCGTCTTCAAAGCGCACCCCTCGGTCACCTTTATGCAGAGTAAATATAGCAGGTGTGCGCTCTTTCCACAAGAATTTGTAGTCCTGCCACTGCCTAGGGAAGACAACGAATTCGGTCGAGTCGCCTCGATGCTCAATTGTGACGATCCCCATTGCCTTCCCGTCCTTCTTGGTCTTCTTCCCAACTATAGAAGAAATGGCTCCCGCGAGGCGCAGCTTTTCCCCGTCGCCCAGCTCAAGATCTGCGTAAGAGTCGCAGTTCTCGATGGCGTCTGCATTTTTGTCAAAGATCTTGTCGCAGTCGTCGGTAAGGATCACACCCAGAAGCTCTTTTTCTAACTTCTGCTTTTCTGACATCGTTAGCTTTTGAGACTCATAGTCTTGCCACGCGCCAGCCTGTTCCAACAGGGGGATGAGGTGCTGCCGAAATTGTTGCCGGGGCGACTTTTCCTTGAGCTTGCCCTCTTTCTGCCTTTCAGACCAACCCTTCTGTTTGTGCTCGATGGCGTCAAACAAAAGCTCAGGGCTAGACAGATCGTATTCGTCTCGCAACCGGCACAAGAATTCAGCGCTGCCTTTGCCGATGCCCTTGATATTGCTGAACCCAAAGTAGATGTCGCTATTGACCACCGCCACCTCTGTGCCTGACCTCATGATGTCAGGAGGCAGCACCTTGATCCCCATGCGACGACCCTCGCCAACATAATCACCCGCATCATCAGGGTTCGTTCGGATGCAAGCCATAACGAATTGGGCCGGGGCGTTGTATTTGGCGTACAAGGTTCTAAAGGCGATTGTTGCATAGGCAATCGCGTGGCTTTTGTTGAACGAGTATTTAGCGAAGTCCTCGACTTTGGCCCAGATGGCGTCTGCACTTTGAGGGTCGACTCCAGCCGCTTCGGCAGCATCAAAGTACCCCTTGCCAGACCACTCTCTCTTGCCGTCGCGCAAAGCCTTCATCTCTGCTGGCTTCTTCTTGCCAAGGATTTTGCGCACGGCATCTGCTTCGCCTAGGCTGAATCCAAGCTTCGAAAAGAATGCGATCACCTGCTCCTGATAAAGGAACCACCCGTAGGTCGGCTCCAGAATGTCCTCAAGAATGGGGTGATCATAGGTAACAGCTTCGTCGCCATTGCGTCGGGCGATAAAGGAGTCAGGTGCTCCCGAGCGGATTGGGCCGGGGCGGTTGAGGGCAACGATGATCCCTAGGTCTTCGATGCTACGAGGCTTGAAGTCTTTACACAGTTGGCGGGCGTAACCCTTCTCGATTTGGAAGACCCCTAACGTCAATCCCACGTCCAAAAGCCTCCAGCCCTCTTCTTCTAAATCGTCGTCTGACAATGACGACCAGTCGATTGCGCCGACCAGCGGAGAGACCTGATCCTCCCAGTCCTGAAGGGTGTCGAGGTTGCGCAGACCCAGAAGGTCCTGCTTGACAAACATCCGGCGGTCAACGTCGGACATCGGGAAGCACGTTACGTGCACCTTCTGTTTGGCGTTCCACATGCAGGGGAGTTCGCCTTGCAGGGTCACGTCGGACACGACGACCCCTGACGGATGAACCCCATATCCGGATACCCGGGAGCAAACATGGCGCACAATCTCTAGCCAATAGTTGACGACTCCGCGACGGTCTTCGTGCAGGCCGCTTAACCACTCATCAATCCTTCCCGGAATTTCGGTACTAGGGTCAAGGACATAAACCGTTTTGCCGGGATCAAGCTCTTCGTCCCAGCCGATGGAGTCCGGTCCCAGAATGTCGATGTCAGGAACCCGGTTTACAATGCGCTTTAGGGCTTCCTTCTCTTCGAAGGTGACGCGGCAAGCTTTGTAGGTGCGGTCGATGGTCGCCTTGGGCTTCATTCGGGTGATGGTCCCGATTGTCCGCACCTTGTCGTGACCCCAGCGCTCCATCAGGTATTCGCGCACGCGCTTACGGTCCTTGACCGGGAAGTCGTTGTCGATGTCAGGAAACCCTTTTTCGCGACCCGGATTGTAGAACCGCTCGAAGATCAGTCCGTACTTGATCGGGTCGACATCGGTGATGCCAAGTGCATATGCGACAATCGCCCCAGCAGCAGAGCCTCGACCCGGACCCCTCTTGATGTTGTTGTTGTCGCAGTACTGGCAGAAATCCCAAGTTTGAAGAAAGTAATTCTCTAGCCCCGCATCGAGAAAGACCTCAAGCTCCTGCTCGGCGCGCTCCCATGTCTCGACCGGAGCATTGTCGCCGTAGCGCTCGACCATCCCGCTTTCCACCAAGCTAACAAACAGGGCGGCTGCGCTGCTCTTCTTGTCTTTCTTGTCAAACCATGGGCACTCAGCAGGGATAAAGGCGGGCAGATGACGCTCGACCCCCGGCAGTTGAGCGTTGCAGTTCTCGCCAAGCTCTCCGCTGTTTCTTAGAGCTTCGTCGACTACCGAGTCTGGCAGGTAGCTCAGGCTTTCGCGGATCTGTTCTTCGTCTTGAATAAACAGCGCCTTCGGATGCCACATCTTCCTGTCCTGCGGATCCATCATCACATCTTCACCAGTTTGTGCGGCTACGTAGGCATCGTGGACCTCATATTGGTCAGGTCCGGCGAAGTGTGCGTCTGTAGAATAGATCAGCGGGATGCCCCTTTCTTGGGCGATGCTGACCAGATCCAAATTTAGTCGCTCGTGTTCCTCACCGGGGTAGGTGTGGATCTCGATGTAAAAGTTGTCTTTGAAGATCTCAAGGTATCTATTCAGAGGCTCATAAGGATCCCCCTTGAGAACCCCCTGTCCGACAAGACCCTGAATGCACGCCGATGTAGCGAACACCCCCTCGCTGTACTTTTCAAGGATGTCCCAATTGGCGCGACCGACAAAGCGGAAGTTGTCTGACGCTGCATCGACTATGCGCCACACATTGCGCAAACCCTCGTCAGTTAGCGCTCCGGCCACGAAATGGGCTTGGTCGCGCTCGCTTTTATTGAACTCCGTTTTGACACCATGGTAGGCCTCGACGGCGAATACCGGCTTGATGCCGTACTCGCCCATTACACGAGCAAACTCCAAGTGTCCTGAAACGGTGCCATGGTCGCTCAGACCGCAGCATGAGCATCCGATTTCTTGGCAGCGGATGGCAATTTCTCGACAAGTCGAAAGACCGTCAAGAGCGGAGTCAATACTCCGAATGATTATGTATGGGGGCAAAATTCATATCGGACGTACCACCTCCTTACAGCGGGGTATCCGCTGTGGTTATGGATCGGTGCAAAGGTCACGCATTATCCAATTTTTACCACTTTTCGTATTCCGAAGCCATAACGCCCACGAGGAGGCCTAACAGCATTGGCTCGTCATATTCTTCGCCGACGAATTTGTGGATCCAACGAATGTATAGATCCGCAATCTCGTCGTCGATACCGTACCCTTCTCTCAGGGTCGTGACGGCCTCCGCCATATCGCGGGCGTTCTCGTTCTTATGGATCGTGTAGAAATCTTCAAGCATTCTACCGGCCCATGCGATGGCATCCTGCGTGAGCATGGCTCCGTTGTCACTTGCTTTCGATCTTGGCCTTTAGGGCTGCGAATCGATCCGCCTTAGGCGGCTCTACCTTCGCTGCCTCTTGGACGTCATCGTTCTCAGCAGGACGCGGCGAGCGCCTAGCCGACCGTGCCGGGGTGGCGGTCTTATTGCTTCCAAATCGGTCAGGGAGGTCTTGAATCGGAGACACAAGCTCGTCGTAACGATCCTTGTCCCGTAGTTCGACCATGCGGAGATCCAAGAGCGTCATGGCTACTCCCTGCGCAGCCCCAACCTCGTCATCGGCTGCTTCAGCCGCCGCAATAACATCGGCCAGATTCTCTTTGAGATACGAGATTCCGTCTACGTGGTCGACGACGGCAGAAAGATCTACCGGGGCATCGACGAATGGGACGAAGTCGTACCTCGTGTTGCGATCCTTGCCGCGTCGCGTCACCTCGATTGGTAGCGCCGACAGCGGACCTTGAGACGCGTCTAAGGATCCTAGAGAAGACCACACGAGTAGGGCGGACTGGACAATCAGACCAATCACTGGCTGGGTCACTTCCTCCTCGCCGTCCTCTGTTTTCCGCGTGTATGTATCCGTCTTGACGGTGAACCCCTTAGGCCGCTGACGACCCTTGACGGTTTCAAAGATCGGCTCAAGCTCAACGGCTACGCCGATGTGCCGGGTCCGAGGCTTACGATTAAGGCGATCCTCAAGGTCGTCGTAATCTTCACCGATGCTGCCGTCCTTGCGGGAAATGAACGCTTCGTACTTGGTGTACGTGTCGCCATTTGCCTTCTCGCCCTGACCGACCGGGACCCACTCGTGCACATCGAGCGTGATCACTTCAGAGAGGGGGGTGAGGACGAGAATGTACTTCTTCTCGTTGTCTTCGCGCCAACTGATCTCCGGCACGAAGGGGCGGAAGTTACCGCCCTTTTTTATGGTAGCGGCTTCTTCAATTGCGGCAAAGCCGCGCCGTGGTTCAAACTTCGGCATTTACTTCTCCTTTGGTTAGGGCTTAGGCCAAACAGGCACTATCGCCATGACTTGACTATCTACTCAGGAACCGTATCAGCAATCTTCTCAGATTGCAAACTATCTTCGTCATCGATCTTCAGATCCTCGCGCTCATCTGCATTAAGCTCTGTGGCGGAGGTTTTCCCAAGCCGGTGGAGTTGATCTCCTACCTGCTGGTGCTGATCGGGAGACAGAATCTCCTCCTTCTCGACGCGCTGATATTTACGGATTGCCATACTATTTACGTGACGGATCAGAGGCCGGGAATAGTGGACGTCTCGATCAAGTATCGAAGCACTTCTGGTTCACCAACTAGGTCTCCTAGGTCGGCACCATCGTCCGGGACTCGCTCGGCCACTCTAAGGTCGATGTATCGTTCTAACCCTTCGGTTAGGATGCGCTCAAACTTATCCCCGGCCTTGTCGTTGTCCGGAGCGAGGATCACTCCTTGCTGTAGTCGGCGCAGGCACAAAATCTGATCCTTGGTTACTGAGGCCCCGAAGGTTGCTACCGCCGGGTAGCCGTTCGAAGCCAGAAAAAGGACAGTTGGGACGGACTCGCAGACAACGACAGGTGCGCCTCCTTCGATCTGATCGATGCCGTATACGGAGCGCTCCCTTGGAAAGTCGTTTGTGAAAACGTACTTGGGGATGTCTTTGGGGAAGTCGCATATCCATCTCGACTGCCAGCCGACCAGCCGGTCACCTAAAAAGTGTGGGAAGACGGCTGCTGGCCCCGTGAAGTAGCGCATCATCAAATCGGGATTGTGCCCGACTCGGTAACGGCGTAACACTTCGATTGATATCCCGCGTCTGAGTGCCCATTCCAGCATCCCGTCTGAATAATCGTTCCACTTGTCAAGGACGGCCGCATTGAAATACGGCATGGAGGCCTTCTGCTCGATGGCGCCGTCTTCGGAAAGAAGGCGCTCTATCTCAGCCTCAAAGCGTTCAGCGGTGTCTTCGACCCTACGAGTGAACTGATGAAGCCAAGCGGTGGCTCCCGCGACATCGATGTCCTTGACCCCCATCGTGTATGTCAGAATCGTGCCTCCGCCGCAAACCCAGCAGTTGTATAAGCGCTTGTCACGGTTGATCGCTAACTTGCCGGTTCTGTCACCGTGCTGGTGCTGTCCCCATGGATCCAAACAGCAGCCGAGGTCTTCGTTTTCCTTTTGGCTGATTGGGACAAACCCGATGGCCTCCTCCCACGCATCAATGTCGATGCGGTCAACAAAGTCCCTGTATGGGACCTCCGTCATCACAGGATCTTATCCTTGGCCTCTTTGATGCGATCCGCCCAAAAGGTGCGCTCGGCGTCGTATTCTTTGCCCCTGATCCATTCGTCTTCGACACCCAGAACGATCCAAGCAATCATCTCAGATAGCTCAGGATTCATGAACTTCTTTCCGTCAGAATATACATAATTTGGTTGGGTGTATTTCATCTCTACTCCCCTTCGTCTTCTACAGCGCCCATCATCTCAAACTTGCATCCGTAAGAAAGCTGGACATTGATTTCCCAAGTTCCGTATCCAAAGTTCCGCGAAGCCAATGTCCCTAGGTGGACAAGGTTGTTCTTCCGCATCTCTTTGTTTGACCAAAGGGCCAGTTGCAGCGTGGCCACTTCTTCGATTGCCGACGATCCTTTTGCTTGTTGCATCTCCGGCATTTCCTTTGCGTTCATCACGGAGCGGTTGAACTGATGGACCACAAAGATGGGGATCTCGTCTGATTGGTCTCGAAGGTCATTTGCAACCTCCCAGTAGTCTCCGGTGTTGTTTGCCGAACCCAGATTGACGCCCTTACGGTTTTCCATGTACTGAAGCTGATCGATGAAGATGCAGTCCGCCCCGGAATTTAAGGCTCGCTCGACCATCATGTCTACCGTTCTTTCACCCGGCTCAGGCTTCCCGACCTTGTAGCTGCCGGTCTCCAAGATTTCTTGAGTGGCGACCCTGATGCGATTTTCTTCGTCTGGCGTCAGACAGTTCTTGATGTACTTCCAATACGGGATGTTGGCGGCCATGCACCTGAGACGGAAGTCAGCTTCGTCTGCCGGAAGCTCTAGCGAGTAGAGGTAGGGGTTCTGTCCTCGGATGGCATTCTCAAGAACGGCGTTGATTGTGAACCAACTCTTATAAGTTTTCGGAGCGGCCAGCAGGAAGGTAACGCCCTTGAGTCCGTAAAAGTGTTCGTCCAGCTCTTTGTAGCCGATGGAAGGACCCTGACCTAGCCTTGCCCGCTTGTGGTATCCGGACATCGCCCGGTCGACATCGTCTGCGGTGAAAACTTCTCCACGCTTGGCCGTAAGCTCAACTAGCTCGCGCCCGCGCCTCATCATTTCATCACCTACGGCGGCTGGTTCGTCATTGGCGATCAAGGCAAGCCGTTTAATAATCCCCCGCCCGTGATTGCGCATATAGCGCTCGCGCAGGCGTACGATAAGATCGCCGATTACTGTTTGCGGTACGCCGATCTCAATTTCTGGGAATTCGTCCTCAAGTACAGATGGCGTGGCCGCAGTCCCATATTCTCTGACGTGTTCAGTCTGAAAGATCAGGACGCGACGAGCGACTTCATCTTCGATCAGCTTCTCGGTAACGCGCTCCCCTTGAAGCGCCATCACAGATTCGGCGATTGCCAGATGCTGGATCAAATCCCAGTCTAGATCAAGCGCAAAAATTTCTTCAGTCGGGGTCGTCATGTAATCGGTCTTACTTCTCCGTTAGCCACGAGTTCGAGGTTCTGCTCTGCGATTTTACCGACTCTGGCGTCTTCACCTGACATGTCGATTCTGAGCTGTTTAGCAGCTAGCAGAGAGTACGTCCGAGGATAAAACTTGTGCAATTCGTTTTGGTCAAGGTTGGTTGTGATGATGGTGGGTAAGTTGTAGTTGGTCCGGTGACGGATCACCGCTTCTAGCCGAGTCGCATAGAACTGGTTCTGGCGATCTGACTGAGGGGGAAGAAGTTCGTCGAGGATGACATATGTGGTTGTCCTAATGCGCTCTTCTAGCTCGCGCACGTTATCGGATTGGTACGCACTGATCATCTCTACGAACGGAATGAAAAAGACATTCTGGCCTCTTTTGACCATCTCCTTGCCGATGTGGGTTGCCGCAAAAGTCTTTCCAACGCCAAGTCCTTTGCCGCCAAACTCCAGTCCCATCCCGTTGATCCGGAAGTCTTGCCAGCGCGCCAAGTAAAGGCCGACGCTCTCTTTGACCTCGTCGGGTCCAATGTACCCAGACCAGTCTAGGCGCATGTATTGCTCTCCGATGTTGGCTAACAGATAGCGCGCACGCAATGCGATCTGAGCCTGACAGTCGCAAAAGTTCTCTTCGCCCATATACCAGAAGGTCCCGCATTTGAAATCCATGACGCCGCCGGAGTCAGGAATGACCTCTTCTTTGCCGCCACATGTAGGGCAGACATCCAGCGGGATCCCAGACATCTGGGCCAAAGACTCGGCCCTTGTGTAGTCAGGGTCAGACAGCCTTTTTAAGCGGAGTTCTTGACCCTTGAGCGTCACCTTCACTGTTGGCCTCCTCGATATTGGCAATTGCTGTCTTCACACGATTGTCTGTGATCTCTTTTAGGTCTCCACCCTCGGTCGGCAGAGGGATAACGGGCACCAGAGCAAAAGCTTGGAACGATGCCTGAAGGTTCTTTTCAAACTGCGTCTCAAAGTCGGCGAGATTGGCGTGTCCGGTCGGTCCGCAATAAAACACGAAGTCGTAAAAGAACGAGTCCATGTAGAAGCAGGCCAAGGTCTTCATCGTCGCCTCAACGCGACGCAGCAGGTCGGACTTGTCCGCATCCGAGTCGACCTGTTTCTGCAAAGTCTCGAAGGTCATCGCCGCATAAACCGAGGTCTCAAGTAGGCTACCTACGGTGATAACCGTCGCATGGTCTTTCTCGGCGTGCTTCTCAAGGCCGATCCGGCCCAAGGCGATTGCCAAGTTCGAAATGTAGTTGCCGCGAAATCCTGCGACGCCGTCGATCTGCTCCATGATGCCGTCAACGTAGTCGTCGATCACGGCCACCGGGCCGTCCGCGAACGACTCTTGCAAGCCGATAGCGAATGCGGACTTGCCGCTCTGCGGGCCGCCAACAATTGCGATACTCGTTTCCATCATGTCTGGATTCATCGGTTTTCTTTCTCGATCATGGACAGCATCGTAACAGATGCATCTACTAAGCGCAATCTCTGAAGATTGATTCTACCAAGTTCGTGAGCAGCGTTTGCTACTTGCCTGACATCTGTCAGCGAGAATTTGCGATCTCCGCCCGGATCACGAGGGAAGACGACCAGACCTTGGCGCTCCCATCCCCTTAGCGTCACGGCACTCTTGCCAAGGAACCGGGCCAGATCCGTCACGGTGAAGTAGAATTTGTTATTCAAGCTCTTCATCCTTCGCCTTGCGAGGAGCGGCCAACTTGACGGTAGGCCGACCTTCATAGATGTAATCAGCCAGCTTGGCAAGCAGATTCGGAGGGAGGCTTTCAAGGTCTTTAAGTCTCCGCTCTGGCTCTGGGACAAACGTCACGTCCTCATAGAGATCGGGGTTTTCCTCGGCAAGCCTTTCATCGTCAATGTAAACCGACCCGGAGCTGACCTGCTTCTGAAATACGACGCCTAGATCCTTGTTGACGTAGGTGAAGGCGACGAACTCCGGGTTCTCGGTCAGCACGGCTTCCCAGACATCCCCTTCGCCTTTTCGGATTTCAGTTATCACCCAAGTCGGGTTCTGTTTCTTGAACCGGTCCCGGGCCGAAAGTTCATCTGGGGCATCCACGCTCGAATACTTTTCGGCCAGATTGCCATTTGTTATTTGCGAGTCGACAGCCTCAAAGAATTCATCGCGAAGCTTGTTCTTGGCTTTCTCGCCAGACTTCCATCCTTTGTAGGCCGTGGCCAATTGTTCTGTGACCGTATCGAGATTACTCATCCTCTACCTCCATTTTCCAAACCGTCGGTCCTCCGCAACAAGGGCAGACCTTTAGTCGTCGTTGATCGTCTGTCTGGACATACTTTTGCGGATCATGGATTTCCATCCAGCCGCAAAGTGCATCCATCGCTTCGGTTTGATGCCGACAGCCCCCGCGATATGTGTATCCGGCACATTCGCAGATGTTCTCGACAGCGTTGCCCCATGGACAAACCATGACGACATACTTCGATCCGTCGCCTCTTGACGACTCGACTTCAACTGGCCACCAGCCCTCTGAAGTCCTGCACGCCTGATATGGGCGAAGCTCCATAACCGGATGTTAGCAGCAACCTCCGAAGATTGGAAGCCCAAACAGAAAAACGCCCCGACAGCATGCCGAGGCGTTTCCCGAGGAGGCACTAACTACCAACAGGACGACTGTAGCAGACCAACTGAAGCTATGCAAGTGTTTCCCCAAACTGGACGTTTGCGCTGGCGGGAAACATTGGTCTGTGGGAAACGTTGCTAATGAGTTAGCACGCAAATCTAAATTCTCTAAAAATTCTATCTGTAGTGTCTCTAAAATCTAAACAACATAATAGTTGTAGTTTACGCTCACTATGAGGCCCAGTGCGCGGGCGCGCTACGCGCTCCCGTGCGCGATTATACCATGCGTGTCAAGCCTCAATCTTAGATTCAGTTTGATAGACTCTGCGGATGCTTTGAGCAAGCTAGCTTTCCACTGCAACTAAAGGCTGGACGACCACTAACGGTTACGCGACATAAGTCTGCGACATATAGAAGTCAGAAAAGAGATCAGTATGATGCCACCAGATGTAGCGGAGCCAGAAAAGACAGAGGCTCCAGAGACCAAGACCAAGACCAAGATGAGCGAGTTCGCCAGAAGCGTCTACGAACAGAAATACGCTTGGCGAGATGAAGATGGAAATGTCGTTGAAGATTGGCCACAGACAGCCCTTCGAGTGACTTCTAACGTCCTCGGCACTCTCGGCTACGGCCCTTACGACGAAGAGTTTCAGAAGATCTTATCTTTCATTGAGCAACGCAAGTTCATGCCCGGTGGTCGTTATCTATACGCATCCGGCAGAGGGCTTCATCAAATCCAAAATTGCCTTTTGCTTAAGGCTGAAGACAGTCGCGAGGGTTGGGCAGAGCTTCTATACAGGTCGGCCATGGCGTTACAAACGGGCGCTGGTATCGGTGTAGACTATTCCGAGGTCCGCTGTTCGGGTTCCCGTATCCGTCGTACTGGCGGAGTAGCCTCAGGGCCTTTGAGCTTGATGCGCATGGTCAATGAGGTTGGTCGCGGCGTCATGCAGGGCGGTGCTCGAAGGTGCTTGCCATTTGATTCTCCCGTTCACACCCAGTACGAAACTAAGGCAATCTCTGAAGTTCAGGTCGGAGATAATGTTATGACTTCTGATGGATATCGCAAAGTAACCGGGGTTATTAATCAAGGCATCCAAGATACAATTTTTGTAAAAACACAGAATGGGGCACTAGAGTGCACCTCAAACCACAGGGTCGCAGTTCTTGACGGACTCGGGAGCTACTCTTGGAAAGAAGCGGGGGACCTTGAAGATGGGGACAGTCTTTACTTTGTGAATGCTTGTACCGAAGGACAAGATACTTGTTGGCCAGCAAACACATACGACAAACCGGCACTTGGAAGCTGGCGTGCGATGCGGCTGGCGTCGGTAAAGAGTATAACCGTTCCAGACCTTGATGAAGGGTCTGCATGGCTTCTTGGTTTGATCCATGGCGACGGGCACGTATCCTTACGCGACGACAATAGTTCTGGGACCAAAAGACATGGAAGGATCGGTATCGCCTGCGCAAACGACCGTCCAGAAATTATTGAAGCCGCCGTTAGTGAGCTTTCGAGGTGGGCGGAGGGAGTCAAGATCGTAGAAGGTGACGGAGACTGTTCGGTTGTCATGGTCTATTCGGTACAGCTTGCTTCCTACATGTCTCAGTTTAAGCAAAGCGGGGTCTCCATATCGATTCCTAAATTTATCCAAAATGGTTCACCGCTAATCCGAGCGGCTTATGTGGCTGGCTTACAAGACGCAGACGGATCTTGTGATACTCGACCGTTTAATATTGCCTCATCGGTCTACAAGGAACACCTTGAGGAAGTCCAAATCCTCCTTTCAACGCTGGGCGTTGCAAGCCGGATCTGTCTGGTCCGATCAGAGCGAGGAAACTGGAAGTCCCTCTATCATCTGAACATTGTTAGCAACAAAAATGTTAAACTCTATCTAGACATGGTGGGAGGCATCGGTCATAAGACCGCCTACACTCCCCGCACCGGGAGCCAGCATTCATATTCGCTGCCAAGAAAACTTGTTAGCACCAAGCGCAAGGACGACTTATCAATCTCCATCGACCAAATTGAGAAAGATTTTGGTCCACAAACATTCACTCCGGTCAAGGTTATTGGAATCGGACCGGCCCGCTCTGTCGAAACTTGGGACATCGAGGTAGAGGATAAAAGTGAATTCGTAACCAACGGATACCTTGTTCACAATTCCGCGATCTGGGCCGGTCTTAGGTGGGATCACGAAGACTGCGAAGACTTCATCAACATGAAGAATTGGCCGGATGAAATTCGGGCGATCAAAGAAAAGGACTTCTCTTTCCCGGCCGAGATGGAGTTCACGAATATTTCTGTTCTCCTCAATGACGAATTCTTTCAAGCCTACGACGACGAGTCGCACGACAAGCACGAGATCGCCAAAAAGATCTACAAAATGACCGTCGAGAACATGGTTAAAACTGCCGAGCCGGGGCTAAGTATTGACGTAGGAGACAATGCTGGCGAGACCTTAAGGAATGCGCCAGTAGTGGCGGCGACCCATGTGCTGACCGACAAAGGCTACAAGGCCGTAGGGGCAATTGTGGACCAACCCACGACGGTGTGGACCGGGATGCGGTGGGCCGAGAATGTCGTCTTCGCGAAGACATACGAAGATGCCCGTATTTTCAAGGTTACAATGACTGGCGGACGGAACATCCGTTGCGAGCCGGACCACGAATTCTTGGTTGAGAAGTGGGTGGGGCTAGGCAAAAGTAGAAGGAGGCTGGATGCCATCGTGCGCGTTAAGGCCAAGAACCTTCGGCCTAGCGACCGGCTGCATGTCGCTCTGCCGGACCCTGTCAGCACCCAAATTGACAAAGAGGCTTATACGCTCGGATTCATTTATGGAGACGGGTCTTTCCATAAGGCTGGCGGAGTGGACCTTACGCTTTGTACAGAAGAATCCAAGGCCTGCGCCCCGGCGCTTGTAGGAGCGGCCTCAGTCAACGAATCTGACAGCAGAGGTTATACGCGTCTCTACTTTAGCGTTGATGAAAAATGGTCTGGGCGCCCTAAAGACCGGTTCCCAGAAGATCTTTACGAAGCTGATAGCGACACGATAAAATCATTCATCGCCGGTTTATTTGATGCTGACGGAAACTACGAAGGCAATCAACAAAGAATCAGGCTTTCTTCCAAGCACCGAGGGTTCCTGAGGGGCGTGTCAAGGGCGCTTGAGCAGGTTGGCATCCTGTCTCATATCTCCAATGGCAAAGGCCAGATTCATCAATTGGTTGTCGCCTCGGACTCAAACAAAGATTTTGCTGAAACCATCCCGACACATCGGCTAAAGCCCAAGATGGGTGACTATGTCTCCTACCGTCAGTCTTTCGTGAAGGTGATCGAGGTTGTAGAAGATGGCGTTGAAGACGTTTATTGTGCCGATGTGCACGCTTTGGAGCATTCGTTTATGGCCGAAGGTGTGATCATTTCTAATTGCACAGAATTAACTAGCCATGACGATTCGGACGTCTGCAACTTGGGCAGTATCAATCTGGCTAATGTAGAAAGTAAGGAAGAGATGGCAGATCTTGTCAAATACGGAACGCTCTTCCTCGTCGCCGGGACGGTGTATTCAGATCTCCCCTACGACAAGGTCCATGACGTTCGTGAAAAGAACAGACGCCTTGGCCTAGGCCTCATGGGGATCCACGAATGGCTTCTTAAGAAGGGCTACGAATACGGACCGAATGACGAGCTGGCCGGATGGCTAGACCTCTATGCTTCGTCTACGGATCACGCAGCCGAGTGGGCCGATCAGCACAATCTCAGCAGGCCGGTTAAGACGCGAGCAATCGCTCCGACCGGCACCATCGGAATTGTTGCGGAGACAACTACAGGCATCGAGCCGATTTTCGCTGTTGCTTTCAAGCGTCGCGTCCGGACCGCTCAGACTAATGGGAAAGACAAGGTCAACTACCAATATGTCATCGATCCGACTGCTCAAAGATTGATCGAGCGGGATGGTGTCGACCCTGACAGCATCGAAGACGCTTATGCTTTGTCTTATAATGTGGAAAAGCGCGTTGTATTTCAAGCATGGGTTCAGCAATGGGTCGATCATGCAATTTCGTCTACTATCAACCTGCCTTACGCGATTGAGGATGAAAAGGAGGCCGAGGGGTTTGCGGACATGCTTTATAAGCATCTGCCTAAGCTTCGCGGCGTAACCGCCTATCCTGACGGCAGCCGTGGTGGTCAGCCCCTAACAACGGTTCCTTATGAACAGGCGATAAATCATATCGGCGTAGTCTTTGAAGAAGATGAAGAAAAGTGTCGAGGCGGGTCCTGCGGAATCTGATAGCGCTAGATCGCTTATCGCAGCAAGACGGTAAAGGATGATGGCCGACACAGTTTACGTCAACATCCTTCCGGGATCCGAAAGCATTACCATCAATGTCAAAGAGCGCTTTACGACAGACAATGTCAATGGCGCCACGGTGACCATTCGGGAAGCTGCCAGAACGCCCAATGTCACTGGCGACACATATTCAGACACGACCGCCACTACCGACGGCGACGGCAACGCCACTTTGAGTGTGATCCCCGGATCATACTCGCTGATAGTCGACAGTGCCACTTTTTACGGCCCTACGACGGCGCTTCTTCAAGTCTTCTCGGGCGGCCGATACAAGATCGTAGATATTGAGTATAATTAGATCGTGCCTTTAACCACTTATACGATTACTGAAGATCGACCTGCGGTCGGGATCCGGTGGTTTGGGTATACAAACGGGCACCAATTGAAGACACTAAAAAAGCCCGCTGAGGTTTGGCCGGTTGGAGAACCGCTCTACTGTCAGGACAAAATCGGTTGCCGCACATATCGAGCCAACTTGTGCTTAGAAGATAACGAGAACAACATCGTTGTGGCCATCATGGGATGGGGCGAGGTCGACGTGGGAGGGGCATATTGGCAGGCTGAGTATGCCCAGCCGATTGCCATAATTGAAACCCACCCACAATTGCGCGACTCAGTTCTTAAAGTGGCAGAGAAACACGCCCTGCCGGTGCGTCACGGCGGTTATCCCGATGGGGCCATGTCTGACTTCGAAGGCTTCGATGAATTTGTGAAGGACATTTATTAAATCGCTAGCAAACAATTTACCCTTGCTCCGTGGTGTAAATATTAGGAGAACAAATGGGTTACTCAAATGGAAAATTTCCTAGTAGCGCTCTGACCAGCATCCCGGGAGGAAGGCTTGCTTCTGGGGCAGCGGCACGCAGCTACTTGGCGATGAGATACTTCATCGGCCGCGAAACAGGGGTCTGGCTTACTCCAACTGGTCCTAACAGTGCGTATAGGACTTACGCCAAGCAAGTGGAGTACTACAACAACTATCAAAACGGCAACGGACCTCTAGCCGCTCGACCCGGAACCAGCAATCATGGTCTGGGCAAGGCCTGCGACTTGCCGTCTGACCAAATGCAAGCCATGGTAAGAAAATACGGTCATAGATTTAGGTGGGGCATCGCAGGAGGAAAACTTTCTTCAGACGCGATGTCGGAACCATGGCACATGACGTTTCGCGGAGGGATGACTCCACGCGCAACATATTGGTTTGCCCGTTACAAAGCTGCAAAAAAGAAGAAATAGGGGAGAGAACAATGAACAAATCAAAAGTGGAAGCACTGAAAGGCGTAGTGGCAGCAACACTAAGCGCTTTAGTCGCGGCTCGGGTCATCGATCCCGGCCTCAGCTTGTCGCTGACTGGGGTTGTGGTAGCATTGCTAGCATTATACGCTGCATTCTCTGTCATCCCGCCTCAAAAGGTTAGGGCAGAGCAAAATCTGAAAGACTGATCTGCCAGAGAGGGCAACAGACAATGGCAACTACCGACACCAACATGACATCGCTGGAAGAATATCGAGTGATGTTGATTGCAGAGCTAGGGTTCTCTAACGAGGATGCGGCCAAGCTGTCCGATTCTTTCCGGACCTCGGTGGTCAAGGGAGAGGTCAACCGACGCTATGCCATCCGGGTTGACCATCATCATGTACGCCAGCTTCTTGACTCAGGCGCAACCAAAGATCAAGTTCTTCGCATTCTGCTTTAGGTTCTGCTATACTATAGGGCTGGCGACGTAGCTCAGAGTCCTGAAGGCGTCTTCCTTCAAAAGAGCACTGGTATACCAGCGAGTCGCGGAGTGGCAAACCGCCGTCGCCTTCTGGCTTCTCCTAACAATGGGCCGTTACCTGCGGAGTAATGGATGATGACCCCCAAACCAGAAGTCACAAACTACGTAACCAACCAGTCCGAGCGCCAGCCGGGATCTAAGATCCGGCTAATCGTATTGCATACGACCGAAGGACATAATCGCCCGGGTCTTGAGGACTTAAAGAACTTGGCGAGCTGGTTCAGCAATCCGTCTGCTCAAGCCTCTTCGCACGTTGGCAATGACGCTGAGGGTAACGATGCGCGCTTTGTCGATGATCGCAAGAAAGCATGGACCTGCGCGGCCTATAACAGCGCCTCTTTGAACATCGAGCAAATCGGCTTTGCGGCTACTGCTCAATCGACATGGCTCAAAGAGAATCAGAAGCAGTTGCGGAACACCGCAGAGTGGATCGTTTACTGGTCTAAGGAGCATAACATCCCAATCCGCAGGGGCCGAGTGTTTAAGGGCAAGGTCTTGCTTTCGGGAGTCGTTCAACACTCTTACCTTGGCGCCGAGGGAGGGAACCATGGCGACTGCGGAGAAGGCTATCCGTTCCAGCATGTGCTCAAGCTCGCCAAAGAAATTCGGGACGGCAAGGCCGCAGTCAAGCCCAAGCCCAAGCCTGACACAGGCGGGACCCTTGCTCCTGCCCCGACCAAGCCTAAGCCTAAGCCCAAATCCTCACCAACCCCGCCTAGATTCCCCGGCCGCACACTTAGGTTCGGTGGCAAAGGCAAGAGCGTAGAGGCGATTCAGAAAAAGCTTAAGGTCCAAGCAGACGGCAAATTTGGTGCCAAAACAGAAGCCGCCGTTAAAAAATTCCAAAAGTCTAAAAAGCTTACCGTTGATGGTATAGTGGGGAAAGAGACTTGGAAGAAGCTTTTTGTCTAAATGATTACCACGCCAAATTTAGGGCTTAAGGTTTGGAACCTTACTACTGATCCCTACGATAGCGGACAGCTTGCCGACAACTGGGCGCGTGTTGACGAGCACGATCACGCCTCTGGTCGAGGCAGTCAGGTCCCGACGGCCGGGATTGAAGATTACGCCATCACCTTGGCAAAGCTTGCTGTCGGTACTAACATCCCGCCGGAC